CCGAAATTGCTCATCCGGCGTCTTATGGATTTTATTTATACGATAAAGAAAAAGATATTGGAAAACCACTTACAAAAAGCTCAATCGTGTATATAGCAACGGCTTTACCCCAAAACGGCGAAACAGATTATTATAAAGATGATCCTGCAAAATTATTGAGCTACCACACTGGCACTAGTAGCGACGACCGAGCGGACAAGGCAGAAACAAGCAAGGACGCGGGTTACTATTTTATGACTCCGGCAAATATCATAGACTTTAACACTTTTCCGACCAGTTTTGATACACCAATCACATATCAATTTAATTTTATAGATCTTGAAGGCACGCCCCCCGACATGAAGTGCGCGTCCGGCGGTGATTATTGCTCTTAAACCGTAAAAAATAAATAGATTTTATAGTTGTATTCATCTATAAAATTAGATGAATATTTTGAAAGAACTTGAAAACAAGGGTTATTGTGTTGTGCCTAATGTATTAAATGAAGATGAATGCAACCAAGCATACAATATGTTTCACACCTGGAAGGAAGGAATTCCTAATCACGACACAATTCATAATAATTGCGACCCTCACGGTATTTATAAGTATTTAGAAGCGGGTCATACTCGTCACGCGTGGTTTATTCGTACCAGAGAAAATGTTCAAAATGTTTTTAAGGAAATATGGAATACTAATGAATTAGTTGGATCGTTCGACGGTTGTTGTTATATACCTAAAAATTTTGATAAAAAAGACAAGTGTTGGACACATAGTGATCAGGCTCCTAATTCTGAAGGATTTCAATGTGTTCAAGGATTTGTGTCTTTGACAAATAATAAAGAAAGAACATTTGTTGTATATGAAGGTAGTCACAAAATACATCACAAATATTTTCAACAAAAAGGTGTTGAAAATAGTAAAAATTGGAATTTGATAGATCAAGATACTATTTATGAATTGGTAGATTTAAAAAGGGTGCTTAATGTACCAGCCGGATCTCTTGTAATTTGGGATAGTAGAAGTTTTCATCAAAATCAGTACGGAAAACCTAACTCAGAAGAACGAGTAGTACAATATGTGTGTTTTTTACCTAAAAATCATTCTAAAAATACAAAAAATATGAAGGCTAAACGCTTGAAGTATTATAATGAACGACGAACAACATCGCATTGGCCTTGTCCTATTCGAGTTAATGCATTGCAGCCACGGACATATGGAGATAATACTAAGAAAATAGATTATTCTTTGCTAACTCCGCCGGATTTGGAAGATTTGGAAGAGGAAATTGTAAAACTATTGTAAATAAGTTATTTAACAAATATTATCGCTCCATTTAGTATAATTTTTAACATAGTTGTCATTTATTCTGTTAGTTTTAATAAACATTATTTCTAGTGGATTTACCGTACCATCAAAATATGCGTTTTGAAAGTGAATATCATTATGTTTTAGATTTTTACATTTATTTGATTGTTGAAATCCAGCTATATTGTATCCTCCCTTAGTAATTATTGTACTCATACCCACTTCGTATTTTAAAATATATGCACTTTTTCCCATATCTTCCATATACTTAATATTTTCCAATTCATTAAAAATCTTATTGTCAATTAATAATTTTATACCTATTATATCTGTGGCAAAAGACATACTTTGTATATGTTTATCGAAGTCCTTATCTGAACCTAAATTAATTGTCGACCCTACTAATTTTGTATTACCGGACAATAAACTTACAAATAATGTATGCCATCTATTATTGATGTATCTAGGTAAAAAGGGTCCTCTAACGGTATCATTTAAAAATATAAAATAATCGTAATCGTTAATATTAATTCTAGCTAAACTATTACTATATCCTCCAAAATCATAACCCTTGTTTTCAGTTTTGTAGATATTTATATTTTTGTATTTTGGAATATTTACCGAAATATTTCCGCCTTTAATTATAAAATTATATAATACATTTTTATCATCTACAACTCCGTTTTTAATAAAAAATGATAAATTCTTTACAGCTTCAGGGGTTTCGTAATAAACGTAACTTATTAAATACTTTTTGTCATCTGGATTATTATAATTTTCTATTACATTATTATTCATTCTTTTGGATTGGGGTTGCTGCACAGCAACCCCAATCCACCATAAATCATGTTTACTACGATAATTCATCTTTATTATTTAAAACATTAAAATTTATAGTACAATTGATTTTTTCTATATTTTTAGGGGAAAATTTAAAAATATGAAATGGATTGGTGGGAAACATGCGGGCTGCATACATTATCATGCCCCAAAAAAAGAAAATGCTAATGGATATTATCAAATAGCTTTTGCAAAATCTAGAAACATTAAATCAAAAACTTTTAATAAAGGTAAGTATGATGATGCGGAACAGCCGGCAAAAGATTATCAAGAAGAAATGTCTCTTAAACATAATTTGACTTATAACCGTTATTGTATTGTAGATAATAGTTATGTACTAGTAAAATTACAATATGATTTGATTATGAAGTGTTTTATTGAAGATTTACCTATTGTTGAAGAACGGATTTGGACACACAATAAAGGTCGAGGTAAGAAAACTGGATATGTAACTTCTCGAGCAAGTGTAACACGAAATCAAGAACACGCATTGTTTCACAAAAGAATTAATACTGGATATGATGAAGTAGATCATATTAATAGAGATGGTTTGGATAATAGACGTGAAAATTTGTGCGAAGGTAGTAATTATGTAAATGCTAATAATAAAGGTATACAAAAAAATAATAAAAGTGGTGTCAAAGGCGTTTATAAGGATATTAGCAATCCGTCAAAAGCACGATGGAAAGTTCAATGGTCTATTAATGGTAAAAAGAAAAGTAAATGTTTCGCATTTTTAAAATATGGTGGTGAAGAAAACGCATATAAATTGGCGTGTGAATTTAGATGGGAAAAAGATAGAGAAAGAGATGGAAGAGTTGGATTATAATTAATTATGTGTTATCTTTTTATTTTTGAATAAAAAGATAAGATTTTTGAAAAAAAAGAACAAAATAGGCTTGAATTGCGAATAAAATAATTCGAACTGGATTTGCCTATAAAACCGGGAACCCAAGTGCACCACCGCTAATACGGATAATATTGTTATTAACCGCAGTGACTACGAATTCGTAAGTTTGCTTGTAGTCAGCACCGCTTGCTTGACCAACACCAGTACCGTTCGCCGCAACAATAGCAGCCGCGGACGCTTCCGGGCTGATGGAAACATTGGTTAGCTTACCGTAATTGGTGGAACCCATCGGGTCAAGGCAAATGTAGTCAAGTGAGTAACTGTATTGGTGGAAACCAGTTTCAAGCGGGATGAATGGAGCAGTGTAGTACGGGTTGATGAGCGAGAAGTAATCCGAACCCATTTCCGAAAGACGCGCGGTATTTTCGTAGACAAGCGATGTCGATGCAATCGGGTCGGCCGACGCGTCCGGAGTGAAATTGACGGTGGTGGTTTGTACAAATGGCGAAGCGGTGATGTAATTCGACCACTCGGCGGCGCTGGTGCGATTGCGAACCGCGAAGAATAGAACCTTGACGGCGTGCGAGAAGCGAATGTCGTAAGTAGGTTGTGGGTTGGTAGCCGGGGCAAATGTTTGGCGTGGTGCGGTTTGGACTTGTTCAATTAAAATGTCGCGAGGGGCACAGGCCATACGTTTACGTTCGTCATTTGACACAATGGCATAGGTAGCCCATACCTGTGTGTTGCCAAGAACTGGAGTAGTCGCAATATCGGTACCAACAACAATGTTTCTGTACGGGCTGGTATTAACGGCGGTGTTGATGTCATTTAGGATAAGAAGTTGAGTCCAGTCACGGAAAGTGAAGTTAATACGCATCTCATTGTACGGAAGGGCGGCGGTTGGAAGAGCTACACCAGAGTCGCGAGTGTAGAAGAAAGGAAGTGGAAGATTAAGAGTGAATGCTGGAATAGTGTCGCCGGGTGCTCTTGGACCAGTCATACCGTTGAATGTACCAATCATATTATTGTACCCATTTCTCTTACCGGCTGGAACGGTGAAAGCCGCCCAGAAGTCAAGGTGATAGTTATCAAATCTAGCAGCAACTAGATCATTGAATGTAATGCAGCATTCGGCAATAATATTGTGCATGAAATTTCTTGTCCAACGAAGGCGTCCATCCGCTCCTGCTTGATTTCCCTGTAACAAAGTAACTGCCGGGGTTTGTAGGCGAAGCCAAGTGTTAAGTAAATAATCACCAGCACGTGAAATACTAACGGCCCATTCTTGGGCAAAAGCAGGTGAGCCAGATGCTCTAGTTAATACTACAGGTACTTGTGAGAACCATGTGGATTTTCGTGTTTCACGGACAAAGTAAGCGGTAGCGTCAGGGCCGCCATACATATATTTTTCAAGCTCGTCGAAAGTTGCTAGATCGATAAAGGCCGATGTTACATTGGATGTACACAGAGAAGGGGCCATTTGTTTTTCTTATAAAACAATATTTTTTAAATTAATAAAAAAATTTAGTGTTTTAGGTTTAAAGATTTTTTTAATAAAAGCACATATGTCCAGCGTTGATATCTTAGCAATTGACGCCGAAATCAAAAATTTTTTCAATAATGAATATGAAAAATTACCTATAATTAAAGAAAATCTTAAAGATTTGACAATTTCTTTAGAAAACGAAAATCTTTCAATTAAAGTAAAAAATAATATTAAAAAAGCTAAAAAAACGTGCGAAGAACAGATTGAAAAATTAGAAGCTAAGAATGAATATAATTTTTACATAGCAAATACACTTCCGTTGCTTGAAAGATACAAAAAAAAATTAAATGAACCAATTGTTGTGACTTTTATCGGAAGGCCTAAAACAAATAATATTGAAAAAGAAGAAATAATCAAGGAATATCTAGAAATTAGTGAAAAATATATTAATATCAAAAATAAGAATATTGAAACAAAAACTAGTAAAACTAGTATAAGTTGTAATAATTGTTCAAACAAAAGTAATTTTGATATATATGAAAATACTATTTACATATGCAGGGAATGCTTTTCTCAACAAAATATATTATCCCATACATCTTCTTACAATGATATTGATAGAGTAAATATATCTACAAAATACATGTATGATAGACGGATACATTTTAGAGATTGTATTAAACAATATCAAGGAAAACAAAATAGTACAATACCTCAGAAAATATACGATGATCTAAAATGTGAATTTGGTATGCATCATTTGTTAGATCATAAATCAAAAAATATTTACAAAAATATAACAAAAAATCAAATATTATTGTTTTTGAAAGAACTTGGATATGCAAATCATTACGAGAATGTTCATTTAATACACTATAATTTTACTAAACTCAAACCTGATGATATATCACATCTTGAAGATCAATTAATGGACGACTTCGACGCTCTTACCGGCTTATATGATGTTATATATAAGGGTATTAATAGAAAGAATTTTATAAATACCCAATATGTGTTGTATCAATTGTTACAAAGACATAAACATAAATGTGATAAGTCTGAATTTGTAATATTAAAAACTGTTGATAGAAAATTCTTTCATGATGAAGTATGTAAAACGTTATTTGAAATTTTAGAATGGAATCACAAACCTTCTTATTAATAACTTATAGTAATAATTTATATTTAGAAATATAAATGAACCAGCAACATATTCCGCTGGAGATTATAATCGACGGATCACATTATTTAGACAATTTTGTGGTAGATTTAAGAGATGATATGATGATCGGAAACGACAATGATATAACAGACCCGTTATTAAACTTATTATCAGAAATTTCTTATATAATTAATAATGAAAATTTTACAACTAATGAACAATCTACTATTAATATTGAACCTAAAAAATATTCTGAAATAGATAACAATTTACATTCCCAAAACGAATGCCCAATATGCTTAGAAGAATTTAAATCAGACGACGTAGTGTATAAATTAGAATGCAATCATAATTACCACAAATCGTGTTTGGATACTTGGTTCGTTAGACAAAATAGTTGCCCTATGTGTAAAAAAAATATTAACTAATAATAAATGGAGTTACATAAGAATAAAAACCATTTATTATTGTCAGATGAAACATATCAAGTTAAATACAAAAATATTTCTAATAGATTCGTAAAATACATATCCAATTTTGATTCTTCTACTATTGATTTGAATTTATTAGTTAAACACACCGACAATATTACACCCTATCAAAAAACATTGTTAGAGTTAATTGGTGTTAATAATATTTTCACTACAAAAGGTCCCGATAATAGCAATATACACCCTGATAAACCTTATTTTATTTTTAAAAACAGAGGATATGGTTCTAAAACTGGTTATATAATAGCATGTATTGGCTCGGATTATTACGCACGGCACTGGGACTTATATTACAATAAACCCAAAGATGTACGTTGGGAGTTAAAACAAAATACAGTATTTTGGCGTGGTGCATTTACAGGTCAGCCTCAAAGGCCTGGATCCAGATATAAGTTATTGCTTAATAATTTCGGAAAAAATAACTTAATAGATCTTGGTTTAACAGCTTCAGCTATGATATCTGACAAACAACGAAAATATATTAAAAATAGATGGATAACTAAAAAAGTAAAAGTTGAAGATTTTTTAAAGTATAAATATATATTATCAGTACACGGTAATGACAAAGACAGTGGTTTAAACTGGAAACTAAATTCAAATTCGTTGGTTTTAATGAATAAACCTGAATACACCAGCTGGCTCCTTGAATGCGACTTAATACCGTGGATTCATTATGTACCTTTAAACTTTGATTTTACTGATTTGTTTGACAAACTTATGTGGTGTGAAGCAAATCAATCTAAATGTAAAGAAATAGTTAAAAACGCAAATGAATTTATGAAGCAATTTTCAAACATTGAAGTTGAAAAAAAAATAGAAAGGATGGTTATATCTCATTACAAACGCAATCTTAAAAGACGTAATCTGATTAATTAAGTTTCTTTGTACCTCCAAAATATTCATAACCATGTCCGTTTTGGACCATGTATTCATTAATGTTTATGTTATTGCTAAACAACGTTCCTAGTAATCTACCATACTTATCAAAACCCATAATATCAACTGTACAAATTTTATTATATACCAGTTCTTTTAGAAAGTCTTTAGCCTTTCTAGCATTTGCAATTTCTATACTTCTATTTACTAAAGTTTTTTTAGGTTTCATTTCAGGTGAATCATAACCATACATTCTAAGTTTGTATTTTTGAATTGTACAATTATTCAAAATACTTATTGTAATTGTATCACCATCATAAACATCTACTACCTTACAAGTATAATTACCTGTTAATTTGTGTACATTACGATCATTAGTTTCGTTTCTTAATATTAACCCAGCAATACGGTTACCCATTTTCTTAATATAGATAATTAATGCTTAAAATTAATTTAATTATATTAATTAAATAATGTTTAGTTATTATCGATTTATTGCTATAATTGTTCTACTTTTTATATTTTGCGGTGCTGTGTATAACAAATTTACAGGAAATAAAGGATCATATTCATATGATACATTTTTTAACAATAATACCCCACAAACTTATTTTAAACAACCAAAATCTACAAGCAAAGGGGAAACTGAATGTAGAAAATCTTTACAATTATTGTTTAACAAACCATTTTATTCACAAAGACCAAATTTTTTACAAAACCCTGTAACAGGGGGTAATTTTAATCTTGAGTTAGATTGTTATGACGAAGATATGCGATTAGCGGTTGAATATAATGGAATACAACACTATAAATATATACCTTACTTTCACAAAAACTATGAAGCATTTATGAATCAAAAATATAGAGATGATATGAAACGGCGTATTTGTATAGATAACGGTATAATATTAATTGATGTACCATACACAGTGAAATTAAAAAATATTTACGAGTATATTAGAAAAGCATGTATATCTAATGGAATTTTATAATATTATAATTTATTTACACAAATAAATTATAATATGACTACTAGCATAATTAAAATATGCGTGTATTCTATAGACAAATCCTATAATTTTGTTGGTCTTGGTACGACAGACCACGAATGTATTAAACCTGTAGACGAAGATTCATTTAAACTAGATTTTAGTTTTTTTGCTGTGAATTCAATAGTAAGGCCAATACCTTACGGAATGCATGTGCTTGGTATAATTAGAAGTTCAAAAAATCCAAATGCGGCGGGGAAAATCCATAAAGTTTATGATTTATATAATACAACGTTTGATAGTACGCAAACATATTTTATGGCTTATCTTATGCCTGCCGTAGGTACTAAAATTTTGTATATATGGGAAAACACAGAGCTTGATTCAAGTTATTTTACTTTTGATAAAAATTACCGCCCCAACAGTATTAATTGGCAAGAATCAATATTTAGCCCTATATATGTTTTTGAAGGTCGTGATATGTCATTTTCATGTAATAACTTTAGATGTCTTCCATATAGTGAGAAAAATGTATATAATCAGGGTATAAAATATGACAGTTATTCAGATTGTTTGGCAGGGTGTGCTTTAAAAGGTAGATTTATTGATAATCTTCTAACAGTTCCAAGCATGTTAGATATTATTCAAAGCCCAAAATCTGAAACAATAGAAAGCTATGAAAACACATGTCAAAAACCAAAAAAAGATTGCAACCGTATTTTATTAAATGTCTTTATAATATTGTTATGTGTTGTTATTTTGGTGGCAATATTTTATTGTATTTATAGAAAATAAAAAGAATAATAATAAATACAATAAATATGGCTGCAGGAGGACTAAGCTATTCTGGGATAACAAATTTTGGAAAAGTAACTCTACCTTCTGTTGAATCATGGGGTACAAACAATAATATATTAAAAGATCCACCGGCTTCTATTCATACTAGACGCATAGATAAAGTTGGTAGTACAAGCGACATAACAACACAAATTGATGACGCAGGAGATAGAATATGCGAGGCGATCAATGTTTATGCACGAGGGACTAATCCAAGTGTAAGTGTTAGTTTTGGTAATAACGGAAGTAATTCTGGAGGATTGTCAGGAAATTTAGCTGGTTTGGGTGGTGGCGGCGCGGGACGAGGTCAAGCATATAACCCTTTTACCATTATGAAAGATGGAGCATTTAGACCTCCAATTGTACCACCCCAACAATTATTGCCTTTATCAAGGCAATCAAGAGTTTGGACAAATGTTGCAGCCAAACCCAGTTTTATAGATTATACTAAAAAGGTTAGGGAATACAAAGATAAATGTAAATTACGGGAAGTTAAAAAAGAAATAATACACATAGAATCGAGGCCTACTTGTAATAGTAATATACAAGTAACTGAACCAAATATGCAATGTGTGAATAATAATATACAGAATTTTAATAATATAAATGTTGGTACAAAAATCGCATTACCTGATTCTAATATTCAAGAAATATCCGAACAAAAAAGTAATATTTTAGATAATATACTTTCTGCGTCTGCTAGTACAAATGCTAATAATCGTAAAAAATTTGTTAATAATAATAATAAATATACTGGAAATTATGTTAATAAAGAATTATTAGCTGGGGAAATGAGAACAAACGATAATTTCAATATGCATCAAAACACAGATACAAAACTCAGTACAGAAAGATTTATACAAGACCCTTTAAACAAAGAAGTACAGACACTTATTGTTACCAATGGAGAAACTAACTCTAACATATTTTTGAATACAGATAGATTTTTACAAGATACAAATAACATAAATGTTATTACAAATCAGGTAACTACGGGTGAAACTAACGCCAATACAGTATTAGACTCTAAAAGATTTTTACAAAACAATTTAAACGCGTTTGCTCAGTCAAATATTGGTTATAACATTAGATCTGATGAGTCGGGTATAGTAAAAGAAACAGCGTCATATTTACAAGCAAGAAATTTGGTGGAAGCTACAACAAATATGAATTCAAATTGCAATACCACGTGTATTGATGACATTGCCGACTTAGGCGGTATAAAATTGAAGTCACCTTTGCTTATAGAAAAAGAAGGTAGTGTTATTAAATCCGGCGGGCAAAATTATTTACATGATAATATTGAACTTAAGAAAAATTTACCAAGCTATAACTTTGAGGCAGGTAAAATTCAAAATAAATTACAATCTACCTTGCATCCTGATAAATTGCTAGAATTGAAAAGGAAAGCTCACGCTAAAAACGGAGTTATTAATAAAAGTGGTATTACAGGTGCAACTATATTATCAAGAGATGCTAAATTGCATGAAACTGTAAATGCTGGTTCATTTACACCAAATAATTACACCCCTAGTCAGCGGAAAATTGGCTCAGAAAAGAATATTAAACTTAACAATCATAAAAATAATATTCAAAAAGATGCTGTGAATTATAACGAAAGATTTGGAGGTTCTTTAAAACGTTTTTAAAAGTTTGATTTTATATAATAAATGAAACAACTATTACCTCACCAAAAAAATATAATTAAAAGAATGGAAAAATTAGAAAAAACAAATCTGATCGTTAAAGATGAATATATTTTGGAAACTAAAATGGGAATTTATGCAGACCCAAATGGAACAGGTAAAACTTATACTGTTTTAAATTTGATTAAAAATGACAAAATGGATTGGCCGGTTAATAAAATATATAATAAAACAAAAACCACAACTAAATCGGGTGGTTTAATTAAAATACAAACTTTATCAAAATTAACTAGATTAAACACAACAATAGTTGTATTATCTCCGTATTTAATACCAAACTGGGAAGAACAGTTGAAAACTTGCGATTTGCATTATATAATTATTAATTCAAAACAAGATATAACTTCTGATAATATGTTTGAATCAGACATTATTCTTGTAAGTGTGAATTTTTATAATTTATTGATAAGTACTTATCCAGATTGTATTTGGAAAAGGTTCATATTTGACGAACCTGGGTATTGCAAGATTAGTAATATGAAATTTTTAGAAGCGGGTTTTTATTGGTTTATATGTGCACGACCAAATTCTCTCTCAATATATCATAATACTTGTAAAAAAAGTATGATGAGAATAATATTAGGTGATAATTGGTGGAATTTAGACATTGGTCTAAATGATATAACTTTTAAGAGCGAACATGAATTGCTTAAAAAAGGGTTTAAACTTGCCGATATTAAAGTTATTTTACATGATTGCAAATCTGAACAATTAGGATTTGAATCGCAAGAACTTAAATTACCTGGAAAAATTATTAATAAAATAGATAATGACAAAAAATATATAATCACTGACAATTGCAGTATTTGTTTATCAAATATGAAAATACCAACATATAATGAAAAATGTTCGCATTTATTCTGTGCGGTATGTATAAGTCATTGGCTGCAACTGTCTAAAAATTGCCCGTTGTGTAAAAGTGTAATTTCACTGTCGGATTTGACGCATATTATAAATGACGAAAAAACAGATAATGATAGTACATTACCTAGTAAATATGAATTGATTCGTGATTTAATTAAAGATAGAACTAAAAGATTTCTTTTGTGGATTAATAGCGATCTAAAATTGGAATCAAAATATATATATAGGTATTTATCAGAATTTGGTATTAAATATGAAATATTTAAAGGAAATCAAACTTCAAAATTTTCTATTTTGAAGAAATTTAAATCAGGCGAGTTAGATGTGTTAATTTTAAATTCAAAGGAAGACATACCTGGTATAAACTTACAATATGTAACCGATATTATTTTTATTTCAGAAATAGTATCAGAATACGACCATGTTATAAACAAGGTGAATCGTATAGGTATAGACCACATAATAAATGTACATAAGTTTAACATTTTAGTTTGATACACTACCAAAAAATTGGACATATCCATTGTTAATAGGATACCCTCTCCAAGGCATTTCAAGAGTTATTGTATAATAATTAGTTTTATTACAGAAATTAGGTCTGCAACTTGGGACAACACACGAGCTATTTACTGTACCCATTATATCACCTCCATCGTATGTGAAGTATATTGGTGTGTTTGTTCCATAAAAACTGCATGAGAGTCTTTGATTGTTTAATCGTGCAGCGTCTAAAAATGCTAAATCAGGCTCAATGTAAATCATAGGAACTTGACTTATACCATCTGGACTTAATACAGGATTCCAACTTTTGATTTGGTAAAATGACATTTTATTTAATTGTAATATATAAATATTTATTTATATATTAAGTAATATGATAAATATTAACAATTTGCCAAAATTTTTAATCAATAAAATATTATTATATCTTGAAAATCCAGAGTCAAAAATTATCAAAGAATCCGAAATTTATAAATGTGGATTTCCTATGTACTCTTGTTTAACATACGATCGTAGATATTTACCTCCTGAAATATGGAAATATAATTACAATACGTTGCATTATAACTATTATTGTTCGGTGTTTAAAAAAGTGACGTTTAATAAACTTGAATTATATAATGATTACGAGAGATTGTGGGAAATTGTAGAAAATGAGTATCCAAGTAGTGATTCATCTACTTCAGATTCTATTTAAATAGAATATTTATTATCTATAAATGGCAAGTGATATAGCAAGATATATTGATGAAATTGAAAATATTAAATACGAAATAAGTAGATTTAGACAAGGTATTAAAAAATTAAAAGACAGACAAAAAACTATTGAAAATGAATTGCAAAAATATATCCGCGAGAAAAATCAACCAGGATTTAAGTACAATAATATTATTGTAACTTTAGACAATAGAAACAAGCTTAAAAGAAAAACCAAAAAGCAAAAACAAGAAGATCAAATACAGGCTCTTAAAACTCTCGGAATTCCCAACCCAAATGAAGTTATTCAAGCTTTAAATAAAAGTGGCAAAGGAAATGTAATTAAATACGAAGCTGTTAAAATTAGAAATTTGAAATAAATAACTTGATTTATAATTTATAAAATAATTTATAAAATATAAATGGTCTACGCTAACAACCGAAAAAAATCTAAAAGTGGCAAGTATCCGAAAACAAATAATTCTAGATACTCAGATGTTAATACTGGTAATAAGTTTTATATAGCAAGGGACGAAGAACAGTTTTTATCTGAACTTAATTTGTCTTTTAATCATCAAAAGTCTGAAAATTCAAGCGATGCTATATATTCTAACATAGGAGGAGATACGGTTGTAAACACTTTTAGATATATTTTCGAGAAGTTTAAAAAAGGAATCTATGTTAAAATTAGAAACAACAAACTAGATTTATTTTTACCTTTTTCTAATATTTATTACAGAAATGAATGGTCTGACCGTATTAAATTTTCAAACACAAATTCACCAGAATCCGTTCAAAAATGGTTAATTGAAGAATATTATAGTTTTACAAATTATAATTTTTCAAAGGACAAAGACAGTACAAATATTAGCGAATGGTATGCAAATAATTGTTTATTGCGTTTTGATAAAACCGGTGGTTATATTAGTGATAGAGACACTAATATAGAAGCGTTGTATGATATGTTACAATGTGTATGTGATGAATCCAACGTACAAGACGTTGAATTTTTTTTAAACAAGCGGGATTTTCCTCTTCTTAAAAAAGATTTAACTGAACCTTACAATCATATTTGGGATTCCAAAATTAGACCTCTTGTTTCTCATAAATATGAGAAATACTGCCCAATAATATCAATGAGCAAAACCGATGATTACTCTGATTTACTGTTCCCAACTTACGAAGATTGGAATAGGGTAAAACTATCAAATGATCTTAAATTTTCAAACAATGTTGAAGACGGTAAAATTATTGATTGGGATTCTAAGATTGAACAAGCTATTTTCAGAGGGACTTTGACTGGATGTGGTATTTCTTCAAGTACAGAAAATAATGTATTATATAATCCACGTTTGAAGGCTCGAATACTTTCTAAAAAATATCCCGATTATTTAAATGCTGGAATTATATCAAAAACTACTTCAAAACAATGGAATCGTAGGCCAAGGAAACTTGAAGGATTTTCAAAACTTCAAGTACCAAAAGAAGGTAAAATTATTAAGAATTTCATAAATATTATAGATGAAAAGTATAAAAACCGCGGTGAATCAGTAACCAAAGAAGAGGTGGATTTGTACTTAAAAAACAATAATATAACCATTAAACTTAAAGAATATGAAAATCTTGATTCCTTCACCATTGAAAATTTACTAAATTTGTATAAACAAAATCCAGATTATTTTGTTGTCATTGACAACAAAATCAAGTGCAATGCAATAGTAAAAGATGATATTGCTGATTTTGTTACTTTTTTTCAACAATGTAAATATAAATATATTTTACATATAGAAGGCCACACGGCCGCCCAAAGATTGAGTTTAGAATTATCTAGCGGTAGTGTAATATTATTTGTTGAATCAAAATGGAGTTTATGGTACACAAATATGATAAAAGGATTTGATATGGAAAATTTTGACCCTTCTATTAACATTGACTCAATTGACTGTCATTATATAAAAGTGAATCATGATCTTGACAATTTAATAAATGTCATCAACAAATGTAGAGAAAATGATGATATTTGTAGAAAGATAGCATCTAATGCTAAACAATTTTATACAGAACATTTGGAAAATAAAAAATATTTAGTAAGTTATATTCAAAATGTCTTAAAATATATTTATACTACTTCAAATATTAGCCGCGTCCCATGCAAATTAATTACAGATATACAGCTAGGTTTTGTAGAAAAACAACAATTAACATATAAATACCCAAAATCCGCTAATTTTGACTTTTCTGTAAAACCAAACTTATTAAAATACACTAATTCAATACAGACTTTGACAGCATTAAATTGGGTTTTTGATAAATTTGCAGCGGAAGACGGAAAAAACTTGTTTAAATTTGACAACTCTAATTATGAGAAAGTAATTTGTATTAACAAACTTGGTATTATTTATAAATATAACTTTAACAATGTTAGTCTTGTTTTAAAGGAGACAAACCTGGATTTTGGAATTAAACATAAAGAACACATTCACGACTCATTTATAGGTACAAAATGTATTAATAATTTACTTGAATATTGCCCTAATTTTACATATACATTTGGATGTTATACGTTAGAAAAGAAATTCCCAAACATATTAAATAATCAACATCTTATGAATAAAGCTAATACAAAACTTGGTATAAATTATAAAGATCTTAAACAAAATACATTAACATATATTAGTGTAAATAAATACATAAATGGTCAAACTTTTTCAGACTATTTGTACGCTGCTAAAAATGAAAATAATTTTAACTTTAATAATTATATATCAATAATGTTTCAAATTTTTTTGAGTTTAGAAATTGCCCAGAGAAGGTGTGCTTTTATACATAATGATTTGATGCCTTGGAATATTATGATTAAAAAAGAACCAAATTTTAAAAAATTTGGTTATGTTATAGGTAGAAAAACTTATCAAATTAAAACAAAATTAATACCTTACATAATTGATTTTGGTAAATCAAACGCTGTTTATGATGATATTAAATACGGCATTGGTATAAATACATATAAAAGTAAAATTAACCGCTTCAATGATATTTTTATGTTATTAAGTTCGACTTTGAATATTATATTAGATAACAATATTAACAAGTTAAAAACACTAGACAAAGAAAATTTAATAAAATTTTGCAATTTTATATGCAATACTGATTTTAAACGAGACAAATTTAATTCAATTTCTGAAATAGATGATTTCTTCAAATCGTACAAAAAATATTCAACACTTGCATATTCAAATAAACTAGATTTACAGTACAAATCACCTATTGATTATATAAACTATATGTTAGATTCAAAACTAATATTTGACAATACCAATTCAAATATTAAATATAACGACACAAAGAATTTCAAAATTAAAGTACTACAAAACTTTTGCAATAATCTTAAGATTCATAAGGATATATATAATGCAGATATACAGATTAACTATAAGAAAAATGAATTACTTATTTACAATGAAATTGTAAACAATTTTAGCAAAAACTCATCAATGGACGACGAATATAACATGCTATTAAATTTTTTAAAGAAAATTATAAACATAAGCACAATTAAAAATAATAATATTTTGACAAAGTATTATTGCGCACAGGTTTTATTGACAAATTATGTATTAACAAACAACAAATTGCTTAATGTAATTAAGCAATATAATTGTACTAAGTATGTTACCAAAAAAAAATATTTAGATGAACTATGGTATAATTTTATGTCAAATTTGGAATATATTAAAAATTATAACTTAAACGAAATTGATATTGACAAAGAAATACCAATTAATATAATTGAATATAATTATCCGGTATACACAGAATACACTTTTTTAAACATAAACTCAATATATAATTTATTGAGTAATTATAAGTTAGAATTTAACAATAATTTAAACTACAAAAATAAAATAATGAAAACACTTTTGTTTAAACATACTATTTTGACAAATTTAAATTCAAACTATAATAGTAATGCTTACATAGTTAATTGCGAATTTCCTGTTGATATACGAGTAAAATTTAATTCTAAATTGTCAGAAATTATAGATATGGACTCTGTTAAAAATATTCAATTAAGTAGCTGGAGTAAAACTTTGTATCATGGAGCGTCTAAAATGTATGTAAATGAAAACGTGCTTAAAATTGATAATGAAATTTTAAACAAAAAACATAAAGAAAATATAAATAAAATAGTTCAAATATTAGACCGTCAAAGTATTTATCAACTATAATCTGTTACCATGCTATTTCCAAACCCAAATATAACGTGTAAGATACCATAAACAAGCATTGTTGCGAAAAAAGTACTAATAAATGTTACGCTTAGACCTTGCCAACTGTTTTTGTTTAAATCATACTCTTCATTGTAGTCTGGGCTCATCTTTCGGGTAAGTTCGTTAATAGCTATACAAAATGTTGTAACACTTGACCATAGTAAAGAATTTAATATAAAAGATTTAATTATTGTATCAGGTTCTATATTTACAAAAATACCTCTAAATTTGTTCATTTATAATTTATATATAAATTATAAATTAATTAAAATATACTACTTGCTTCTGTAGTAAATGATTTGTCACTAGTTTTTGATTTTGTGGATTTGGTGGCAATTTTTTTAATAGTACTTGATATATTTTTGTTAGTCGGTGTATATAAAAATATATCAAGTATTATTAAAGATAGTGTTAGACCACCCAATAAACTTAAGAATATTAAGTTATACCAATCATATTTATCGCCATTTATATTAGGTTTTGTTACCCAAGAAGGTTTAATTTGATATAAAACAAATCCTATAACTGTCGAAAACAATATGAAAAAAGTGATCAGACTTGTATAACAATATTTAGTCATTTATTTATAAATTTATTATTATTTATATTAAGATTTTGATTATTATACTTCGTCATTGTATTTTGATTCGTTTTCAATCATTTCATTTGACTTTACATAAACAGATATTTTACCTAAACTTCCAATATTTGATCTAAATAAAAGTGGTAGCTCTGAATTTGCAGAATAAATCTGTAAACTTCCGCTTAGCCCCGCGAGCTTGGTTATTCTTGAGAATTGTTCAGATGAAAAAACGGCTTCATATTTTTCATCATTTTCAAACTCATTTTCATTTACATCTTCTGAATTTATTGTCTCTCCTAAAACAACTTTTCTTTTCAAGATACCATCAGCATCTGCTGTAAATTCAATATTAAAATTTTTTACACACACACTAATATTAGGACTTCCAATATTGCACAGATCTTTGCACATTTTTTGAAATTCAGACGATGAAACAATAATCGGATTTTTTGTATAACCTGTTGGTAAAACTACTTCTAAATTTTGCATATTTTGTATTTTAATACCAGATGTTGTAACTCTGTTATTTTCCTTTGGTATTGTTTTAATACCAAGTTCTGTCTCTGCACCTTCTAAAATAAAAAGTTGAAGCGAATCCTTCTTCTTTATTGATTTTAACATTCTATGAAAATGATTTAAATTCAAACCAAGCTGAGTTTTCTCACTTTTTTTGTATCTATATATTGAAAAATTTTCAGAATCAAGTCTCATATCGACAAGAGTGTGTCTGTGATGGTCAAATTGAGTCAATCTAATACCTGATGCATCTAACAAAAAACAACCAATTTTTAAATTATTTGTTAATAATTCCGCAAGAACTTTCACCAAGTAAGCTTCATTAGTTTTTGATTTAAAGACACTTGTTTGTTTATCCGGGTCTTGAGTATTCATTTTTAAATGAATATGCTTATATTTTAAATATCTATATAAGCATATTCATTTAAAAATTGTAGTTTATTTTAAATATGAAATTTGAGCCCTGCACATAGGACAATTATTTCCGCCTTTATCAGACCATATATTATAGCAATCCCAGCAAATCATATGTTTGCAATCATAAGGAATTACAGATTTTTTATTATTTTCATAACAACACGGACATTCGCTTGTATTAGTAATAAATTCCATTGAATTTCTATAAAAATAATATAAATCATAATGATTAAGAATTGCATAAGAAGACACGATAAAGGTCATATTATCAAAATCCCAAATGCTGTCAATAGGAGTATTACGAGAATATATATTTATAAAATCATCAATAGACTTAAATTCGCAAGTACATGGATTGATTTTCATAATAACAAGTTCGTTACACGGTATTCTAAACTCGTTGCTTAACATACCGTCGAACGCGTATTTTAAATAGTATAAATTAATAGACTCATCAACAACAATTGTTTTAGTAATTGAATTATCTATTTTTGTAAATTTCAAATTCATTAAATAAAATAATATTTTGTATTTTAAAAATCAATTACTAAATACTAAAGTAATGACGAGCGAAATTGAAACCACGGATGTTAACACATTAGAAGAATTGAAAAATAAACTTTCATATGAATTGAAAACATCTCCTGATTTTTTATACATAAGCGGTACTAGTTTAAATAATACAAATAATCTTTTAACTGCAAAATTTGTTAAATATGAATATGATACAGAATCAAATATTAAAACCGAGCTTGCGAAACTCCAGGAAAACACTCGGATAGTTATTGATGTGTTTGATTATGTAAAAAAAATGGAGAAAATTCCTGATATGTTACCAGGTTCAGATATTACTAAATTTATAGAATGGGATGATAAAGACACTCCTGTGTTTATACCTTCATATTTATGTAAATTCTATAATTATGAAAATAATGAGTGGGACGCTAATACAACAATGTACGTATTGTGTTTGTTGGACCCGATTAGTACGTACTACGATAGTAATGATGCAAATACCATACTAGACAGATTTAATACACTTAAAAGTAATAGGGATAAATGGTTGGTAGATTATAAACGGGATATAGAAATATCACAAATTTCGGAACCAGGTGATCAATCTGATATTAAATTTACACAAGAAATATTATCACAGATAGTTGTAATAACAATAGATACTTCTAAACAAGAAACAGAATATTTTAACTTAGATGTGATGTTCAATAATCTAATATTAAATGACCGCTTTAAATTGGCCATATATAAGGACTTAGCAAAAATTCATAAAGATTTAGAACATACTGTAAATATTAACTATAACACTTATAATTCAATACATATTTACCCTAATATTGATTCTGATTATTCTGACCCAGAAATTAGAGTTTATATTGATGATAATAACAATATCAAAATTGCAACTATTAATAAAGAAACAAAAGATAAAATCTTACAAATTATATGTGAATTATTTAATTTGCGGGCCGAATTAATTCACAATTCCGGAGAAGTATCAAACATAACCGCATCAATCAACTACGAAAATATATATATAAATAAGTATATATTACTTGACATTATATTAAACAAAAAAGTCCTCACTGATGACGAAATAGAAACTGTTTCTAAATTTAATACAAATGAAAAAATATTTACAGAAAAAATGTTTAGCAGTCGTATATTTTTCAAAACTCGCCTTAACCAAACAATAGTTGCAAATGTAAAACAAATTTGTAATACTGTTACAAGCAAGAAAGTAAAACACGCCTTTAAAGATTGTAATAAAACTTTACAGGTTAATATTGCAAAATGTAAAAATGATTCTAGTTTATCAGAGTTTTTGTATTATTTTAATAAGTTAATTACAATTGTTTACGATTTTAATAAAGATTCAATTATAGAATCTTACAAAGAGATAGGAATAGATATTAATATTATAACCGATGATTCTCAGCTAACTCTGGCTGCAAATGATGTCCCGTGCAAGCTAGAAAAAGGTTCTGATGAAAAACAATTTTTTGCGACCTTATATCCTTACTTATTTAAACCTGAAATAATTGCAAACTCTCAACATAAAGATGATTTTAGAACTATTGAAATTCTCAAAGGTACTGACTATTTATCATCGTGTGCTAAAAAACCAATAGTAATTTCTGAAAAAGAAGCACTTCAAATAATTAATGAAAATAATGACATAATACCTGAATCTTTAATGAAATATCCTAAAAATACTATAGAAATGCCTTTGCGGTCAGACATACCTTCGAATAAATCACGTTTAATTCATCCGATGTGGTTTTATTGTAGAAATAAAGAAGATATGGAAAAGTCGGGAGATTTAGAAAACGCATCTGCCCGTACGGAAAAATTAACAAACTCTACACGTATTGATTTAATGCCTAAAAATACCATAACACCTACCCCAGGTATAGATAAGGAAACAAATGAAGTTACACAATTAAATTTACCATGTTGTTATTTGCCTTCAAAAACGGGCACTACTGCTTCAAAAAGATCTACTACTACGAATATAGTAGATCCAAAAACAGGTAATGCATCGACTAGAGGACGTCGAAAAATATCTATTACGACTAATACAGGCAATTCAATGGTTAAATACGAATCTATTGGGGATCTACCTCCATTGATTTTAAAATTATTTGAAGATGCTTCGCAAAATAGTGAACAACCTAAATCAAAATTTAACAGGCTTGGTGTTGTAAATTATGGTAATAGTAGTACGCTTAGCCGATTTACTGTAAGAGATTCATTTTTCAAATGTTTGTTGACCGCAACAGAAAATAATAGTAAAGAAGAAGATATACGAAAATCATTAGAATTATACATTCCAATTGCCAAACAATCATTACCTGATATGACAGTAGATGAAATTTACGCAAAATATTTTTCTGAAAAAGCAACAGAATATATGGATCCATTTTATTTTTTACAAATGTTTGAAGCACTGTTCAATGTTAGAATTATAGTATTACGTAGGGATACTATTGATAAGAACCAGCAAATAACCAATGTAGTACCGTATTATCGCCATTTGCTTTATAAAAATGAATATGAAAGTGTTTCACAAAGCACGTCATTAAAACGTAAAACAGTGTTAATTTATGAACATCGCGGCGGTGCCCCAACACCCTTTTATTCCTGCGAGTTAATAATTATGAAAAATGGTCCTAAATTTATTAAAAAATTTGTGACGGATCAAGATTTTATCCAAAATATTAAACACATGACTTATTACTGTTTTAATTGTTATACATTAAAAAATAAACTCGAAAAAGGACTTAGAAGAAATATATCAGAAATATATCGATGGAATGATATTATACAATTTGAAAAACAATATATAGATGAATATGGTAAAACAAGACAACTTTTAGGAAAGTTAAGATCTCGATTGCATGATCAATTCATGTTTATTGTAAATGTTTCGCCAATTGAACCTTTACCTCTTATATGTGTTTCAGACACAAAATTAAATCTGACTGCCGCCATATGTTCCGATGATTTTTATTTTCTGTATATGCAAATACATAACGAAATACAAAGTATTATTATACAAAAAGATGAGGTAAATTCTTCCTATATTAATGGGTCTGATGATCTTATTGAAGGCGAATTTGGTTTAGTAAAATTTAGTATTGAAAGCAGAGCTGCTCCATCTCTAAGCCATGAAAAATCCGAATTAGATAATTACAAATTATACAAAAAGACCGCATTATCTCTCAAATCATTGTTTATTTGGTTATATTCAAAATTTATAACAGAAACAACATCCGGTGAAAAAACCATGGATAATTTTCTAAAACTAAACACAATTATCGACGTAAATTGTTATTACGATAACCCTACTGAATTCCTAAGTTTTGAGAAAAATCCTGGTTATTTTATTGATAATAAACTTAAATTAGAAACCGACAACATTCGTAAAAGATTAGTATATTATTTAAACATTGCCTCTAAAAATCGGGAAAAAATTACAAATTATAAGGACAACCATATTATTGAAGGTTATTTTGATAATATTGAAAATTATAATAAACATGATGATCAAATTATTACGAAGGTTTTATCTGATAAATATAATACAAATAGTAATATAAAATCGTTACAAATAATGGAATGGTTAGAAAAAATTACCAACAAACCTTTAACAGAAAGTTTTGAAATATCAATGTTATATGGCATAAAATTAGCAGAAGCTATTAAAATACTTGAATATAATCTATCTTATAGTCGTAATATACCTTTAAATTCACAAGCAGTGGAATACGTTGATTTAGAGAGAGATGAGAAAAGTTTTACATATACAAAAATAGAAAATAATATTAAAATATACAATACTTTTATTAATTCTAATAAGATTCCAAACAAAGACAACTATATTTTAGATTGGAACAAATTCAAAACAGAAACATATATAAGAAAAAACATTAAAAACATATATAATTCAATTTATGCTATACAGAGATTTTTCAAAGGTATTCCAAGCTTTACAAACGAAAGTATTAAAGATAAAATTTTATATAACAATAAACATAAAATACACAAAGAATTTCAAAAATATAACTCAAATACTTATTTTCATAGGAATAGCTCAAATTCTATTTCACTATGCTACAACACAACAAATATTGACAATGCTATAAAATGTGGTAACTCGTGGAATACTAAAGGTATGGTTGATGTTAAAAATTTAAATAATTCAAAAACGAGTGTAACCAAACAACAAACAATAAAATGTCTTTTTCCTGTTAATAAAAATACTTATATTACCAAACAAGGTGACTACAAACACCAACAAAATAAGGATAGTGTATTAAGTACAGAACACTTAATAACTGCGTTTAAGCCGACACTATCATTGTCTGAAACCAAATATGATTCAGATGAAGATAATGATTCAGATGAAGATAATGATTCTACTGACACCGACTTTGGCGAATTTATAGACTTACAAGATGAAGAGAAGGCTTCAGAAAACGATAAGGATAAAACTGTAAAAATAGTTTTCATACACAATTCTCCTGAGATAAGTGTTGTCATGAATTAAATTGAAAATTGTATTTAAAATTTGATATTATATTTGATTAAATATAATATGAGCAAAAGCAAACAGAAATTTCAGAAAAAGGATCCTATATCACATTGTTTGGATCGTCCAGATATGTATGTTGGTTCTACACGGTTTAGACCTTTCGAAGAATATGTTGCTACCTACACAGATGTGTTTAAAATCGTTAAAAAAGAAATAGTAACATGTCCCGCGTTGATAAGGATATTTATTGAAATATTGTCAAATGCCATAGATAATGCAGAACGAAGTATTAAGGAAGGAGTTTCGTGTTCCAAGATTAAAGTAAATGTAAATATGGAAACTGGAGAAACCAGCGTGTGGAATGATGGTGAAGTCATACCTATTGAAATGCATCCTGATGAAAAATGCTACAATCATAGCTTAATTTTTGGACAATTACTTACTGGGTCAAATTATGATGATGAAGAAGACCGAACACTTGCTGGTAGAAATGGTCTTGGTGGTAAATTGACAAATATCTTTTCATCCGAATTTACTGTAGAAGGATGTGACCCCACAAACCAAAAAATATTCAAGCAAACATGGAGAAATAATATGAAAGACACAGATAAAGAATCAGTTGTAAAAAAGGCTTGCAAAAATGGTTATACATTTATAAAGTGGATACCTGATTTTAAACAGTTTGGTGTAGATGGTTATTCTCAAGATATTATTGATTTATACAGAAAACTGACCATTGACTGTGCCATGGTGACAAAAATTAATGTATCCTTCAACGATGTAACAATACCTTGTAAAAATATTGCATCTTATACAGAATTTTATGAAAAACCTACAGAAGACAAGGTTTTCATCACAACTGATACTTGTGAAGTTGGTCTAACATCTTCTGACGGGTTTGAATTTATAGGTTTTGTTAATGGTATATATACTAAGTTGGGTGGAGCTCATATTGACGCTTGGGTAGATGCTCTTCTAAGACCTGTTCTAAATAAGACTAACTCAAAATTCAAGAAAGATAAAGGAGCAAAATTAAATATAAGCGATATTAAACCTTTTTTTAGAATTTTTGTAAACGCACGAGTAATTCGACCTGAATTTGACGGACAAGATAAAAATAAACTTGAGTCGCCTACAGTTAAAGCAAGTGTCAAACAGTCTGTCATAACAAATATTATGAAATGGGAAGTAATGCATAATGTGGAAGATATTATTAAGGCAAAAGAAATGTTACTCTTGAAAAAAACTGAACGCAAGAAAAAGGTTGTTAAAATTGATGGACTAGATGCCGCAAACAATGCCGGAGGTAAATATTCAAGCGAATGTTCATTATTTGTATGTGAAGGTTTGTCCGCTAAAACTTATGTTGTTGCTGGGATTGGTACAGGCGTTTATGGTAAAGCTGGACGTGATTGGTTTGGTGTATTACCCGTAACAGGTAAAATTTTGAATGTTAGAAATGCTACAAGTACGTCAATAGCTTCAAACAAGGTTATATCATCTTTTATACAAACAACTGGGTTGAAATTTGGGGTTGATTACAATGACGATAACAACTTCAAAACTCTATATTACGGCAAAGTAATAATCATCACAGATGCAGATGTAGATGGGATTCATATTGAATCACTACTTATGAATTTACTGCAAAATTTGTTTCCGACGTTGCTTGAAAGAAAAAATCCATATTTGGTCAGTATGAAAACACCAATCGCACGTGTTTATGTTACAAAAACTAAAAATAAACTTTTTTATGACGAGATCCAATTCAACGAATACATAAAAACACAAGATAAAATTCCCGAAGTTAAATATTATAAGGGTCTGGGAACTACAAAAGAGGCAGATGTTCCTGATACATTTGGGGCTAAAATGGTAGAATACCAATCTGATTCCACTCTTCAATCAACTATGCATAAAATCTTTCACAAAGATTGTGCTGACGAGCGTAAATCATGGTTAAGTCATTTTGATCCAAATGTTTCTGTAAATTCATTGGACAATATGGATGAGCAAATAAACACCATGTTAATCACAGATTTTCTAAATAATGAAACTATAAAATTTTCGCATTCAGATTGTTGCAGATCGATTCCAAATTGTATAGATGGATTGAAAGAATCGCAGCGTAAAATTTTGTATTCAGTTTTTAAGAAAGGTCTAAAATTCGCTGGCAAATCTTGTAAGGTAGCTCAGTTAAGCGGCTATACAGCAGAACATTCTAATTACCACCACGGAGAACAAAATTTACAAGATACTATGATAGGTATGGCTGCTAATTATACAGGTATTAACAATATACCATTGTTATATCCAGATGGTGGATTTGGTACAAGATTGGAAGGGGGTAAAGATGCTGCAAGTGCAAGGTATATATATACAAAAATGGAAGCTTTGACGGAGTTCATCTTTCCAAAGAAAGATGAACCTATTCTAAAGTATGTTATTGACGACGGTGATAAAGTACAACCTGAATTTTATGTACCTATTATTCCAATGATTCTTATTAATGGGTGTGTAGCAGGTATTGGTACAGGATGGTCTTGCACTATACCATGTTATAATCCGCTTGATGTTGTAGATTGTATTAAAAATTGGATAAATGAAAAACCTATGAAAATTATTCACCCTTGGTATAGAAATTTCAAAGGCACTATTGAGAAAACAGAAAATAAATATGTTACTCGTGGAGTCATAACACAGGTAGGACAATCTTCTGTTTATAAAATTTCAGAGTTACCAGTGAGTACATGGACAAATAAATTTAAGGAGGTTCTGGAAGATTTGGCATGTTCAAAGACAATAAAATCCTTTAAAAATCATTCTACTACAACAGGAGTTGATTTTACCGTTACTGAATGTAATGATGGTATGAAAGTAAATGCCAAAAACTTGAATATGCACAGTTATTTGTATGTATCTAATATGGTATTGTTTAATGAAAATTCAAAAATAGTTAAATATGATGACCCTCATAAAATCATTGAAAACTTTTCAAATGTAAGGCTGGAATTTTACCGTAAAAGAAAAGAATATGAATTGAATATACTAAACTCAAACATTGAAAGTCTTATTAATAAGCAAAGGTTTATTTCCGCTGTGGTTAATGAAGAAATTATTATAATGAAACGAAAAGAATTTGAAATAATTGAAGAACTAGAAAATGAAAATTACAGTGATTGTGATAATTTAATGAAACTATCAGTGAAAAATTTTACAGAAGAAAAAATACAAGAATTGGAAACCAATATACTAAACCTTAAAGAAGAACTTGAAATTCTGAAATCAACAACAGAAAAACATATGTGGATATGTGAGTTGAATATCTTTGTGACCAAGTATAAAGGTTGGCTTAAAAAAAATACAAAATAATATTTTAAAAAATTTGATAACGTGTAAATTACGTTACAAATTTAAATAATTTTAAAAAACTTATATAATATAAAATATGGCTAAGAGAATAATGAAATCTGTTAGACGACAACCTACCAAAAAAAGCATGGGACGTTACGGTAAGAAATCTCCCATGAAAAATGCGGGTGCGAAAACACGTTCCATGTCGAAGAAAAAATCTCCTAAAAAGTGCAAAGTGTCTCAAGTTTTTGATAGAAAAACTAAAAGATGCAGAAAGCCCAAAAAGTCGGTCCCTAAAAAGAAAAAATCCCGTAAATCTAAATCTAAAAGACCTAAAAAGTCTGGTGGTAAAAAGTCGGGTAAAAGTAAGTCAAAAAGACGTTACAAAAAATCAAAAAAAAACTAAAAACAACGTCTAGTCCTATTACACCTACTGGAAATATACCGTTATTTATAGATACTTTGGGCTCAGCAGAAAACATTAAAGAATTATTGCGAAAATATTTAGACGGTAATACAGTTCAATATTTTATAGTTTCAAAAATTGAATGCCCTTGTTGTTGTATAGTTAAAAATCTATTAACATATGAAAATTATTTAAATCTACCGGAGGAACAGGTCATTATTATTTATGATAATCCCGATAAAGAATTATTGTCGTATATTAGGGATAGTAGTGAATTATCGGACGTAATATTATTTGATGACAACGAAACTATATCAGATACATATCCCTGCGTTTTTGTTAAAGAAGGCGGTAAATTTAAGTATTTGGAAGGAGGTAAAGACGGAATGATAAAAAGATTTGTATTAACATTAAAGTCCGATTATCATGATTTATACTTAAAGATTGTTGAAAATATTAAAAGAAAATTAGGAAATCCTAGTGAAAGTTCTGATATTTTTTGCAGATGTACCGAAAGCGAATTGAAACCAGACGAGGCGGCACTGCAAAAACATATAGATGAGTTGAATTTTTTACGCAAAACACAAATTGTCTTATAAACTTGAGTTTATTATTTTTTTCAAAAATAATAAATTAAACAGTAACTATTAGATCTTCATCTATTCCTGGTAATACTGCTTCTTCTACCATGAATTTCATAAAATTATTTTGGTTAGTTTCTTTTGACGAATCAAGACCAGAATGATTTCTAGCTTCCATGTATTTATCATAATAGCTATCTTTAAAACCCGGCTGCTCTTCGTCGTATTTATCAAGAGTTTCTCTGGTAGTTTTGATAATTTCTTTTATTTCATTCATTTTTGAAATATGTTCAAGATAAGTCCAGCTGAGTTGTGCCTTTTTGACTTTCAATGTAATATATTCTTCATAAGGATCGACTTCTACTTCTTCTCCATGTTGCGATGGCTTTTGCTTTTCTATCAACGCTTCTTCCCTCTTTTTAATTTCATTTATTTCTTCATATTCTTCCTTTTTCTTTTGTTTAACATTATGAGAAACAGACTCTCTCATATCCTTTTTAACATCTATTTGATCTGTTTCAGCAGAATAATCTGAACTTTCTGTCAGAGGAAACGGTCTTCCTACATATGCATGATAAACGGTATTATACGAATCTAGATTTTTGATAATGAACTCGGCTTTTTGAGTAGCTTCCATTTCAGTAGCATAATTACCCCTCATTTTCGCGAACCCGTATATACCTTTTTCATTAGGAGTTGCTCCCTTTGCAGGTGTAAATGAAATAAGACCAATTTTTTGCATTGGTTCTGCAGGATCCGCATAAGTTCTATCTACTACTGGATATTTAGACAAAAATGTATTTACATTTTTTTCTTCCATAGCGGCTTGAGTTTGTACAGGTGTAAGAGTAGGTGCATGTTGATCTGGTCTCCATTTGTTTACTAAATCTCTATCTTCAGGGGCCGTAAGAGCTGATTCATTTGTGTTAGTGTTCATTTACAATAATGAAATCAGTCTTTAAACAGAAAATTTTATTAATATAAGCAATAATCCAAAATAATTTCTTCCGATGGATCATAAAAACCTTCCCTAATCATTACATCTAATAATATATCGAATTTAAGATGGAATTCCTCAGTATGTCCTATAGATGTGGAAATAACATGTGCATATTCATGAGCCAGAACATAAACAAGCATGTTAAAAGGATAATAATTTCCATTTTCATCTACTAAACACATATATACATCCTTTTTGTTAATTGTGTAACTTTTTTCACCTTTTTGTAAAGTTGTTTCCTTCATTATATTTCTTTTACTCAAATAACTAAGTTCTTTAGGCCATACTCTAGGTTTATTCCAAAATCTAGTAAAATGTTCTCTTAATTCCACTATTTTTGGATCGTTTTGAGCAGCATAGCAATCTACAGATTTATTATAATTCATCAAAAACGCATATCCGAACGCAATAAAAACAATAAAAAGAATAGTTAGAACAATTATATACGATGACATTTATAATATATTATATAAAAAATTATAAATTCGTTGAGATATTTTTAGACCTATTTTCCTTTTTTTATTGTTTGCAATATTGTATTCTATATCCATTAGTAATTTTTCTCTCAATTCTTCAGGAATTTTAGTATAAGTTTCTATTAAATTTGCGTAAGTTTTATATTTTTCTACAATAACATTTGACACTTTATCCGACACATGAGGAATTACTTCTAATGTAGTTCTAAACCATACGTCAGGGGTCATGTTTTCTTTCTTCTTTTTCTTAAGACTACATGCGTAATCGAGCTTAACTTCCTTAAAAAATGTTTTACCATCTTTATTTAATTTGTCGTGTAGTTTTTTGATAAATTCTATTGTCTCGTTAATAGACAATGTTCTATATACTCTAATATTATCTCGTAGTTCCGTGTTTATAATACTACCAATTAAAGTTTTAACAGGAAATTTTCCTATATTTTCATTGTATAAATCTCCTTCAATCAAGTACATAATGTTTGTATTAGAACCTAATAGCCGAGCCTTCTGTTCTTTCATCCTGCCATCAACAATACTTGCTTTCAAATCTTTGATAGTTTTTCTTTCTATAATTAGTATAATTTCGCCTTCTTCTTTGAAAATTATATCACCTAGGTCTAGTTGTTCCGTTTTGAAATTATAATCTCCGAGTTTAGAAATTACCAAATTTTCACGAGTGTCAATTATCAATTCAGTCATAAATATTATATAATATTTATTATTTAGGTTATAAGTAAGAAATATGAGTGATGCATACATTATTCAAAGAATCGAGTTCTTATGTTCTCATAAGAGTATTCAAAACACCCTTGTATTTTTAGAAGATAATAATATATCAGAAGATGTTAAAATTGCGTTTGTGACTATTGCACGTATGTACTTAAAATTAGATGTAGATTTTTCTAAAATAGTAATACATACTGTTTTGACTCTGCAAAAAAATGAATTGAAAAATGAATATTTTATTTACGATAAATTTATGAACTCCAGTATCAATTTGTCAAAAGAGAATGTTATTCTTCTGATCAAAAAAATCATACAATATAAAAAACTAGATAGTAATAGTTCAAGTTTTTCTCTTGTTCACTACAGAAAATTTTTAAACGAACTAGAAACCGATAACACTAACATACCAAGTAAAATTGAAGATTATCAAACATATTTTAGCAACCCTGAAACAAGTGATATTTATAAAAAACTCAAAACATATTCTGAAACTGGTCAGTTTCCATTACCACAGCTATCTCAAGAAGCTATTGATCAAATTGGAAAATTTGACCTTATACAAAAATTGGAAACAGTCCATGGTATAGGTCCTGTTGCAGCAAAAAAAATTGCTATGCGCAATAAAGAACCGTTTATTAACAGTATAGATGAATTGATTGAATATGCACGGCTTCTTCCAACAGACCTAAAAATACTTAAAAAACAAAAAATAAAGCTCAATCCTGATACGGTTCTTAGTTTGAAACATTATTACGATTTACAAGAACGAATTCCAAGGGATGAAATTGATAGATACAAAGAAGTCCTTGATCTAATTATGCAAGAAAAATATGAGGATGATGAAACGATCAAGTATGAAATTGTTGGTTCTTACAGACGCGGCAAGTCAAATTCTGGTGATATTGATATTATTACTAACAATGAACAAGCTTATGCGTATTTGGTTGAACAATTGCACACTAGAAATATTAGCCAGGGTTTCCTCACACAGGGTCCTTTTAAAACATACTTGATCTCTAAAATAACTCCTAACGACCGTGCCCGAAGGATAGATATTATGTATTCACCGTCAAATCAATATCCGTTTGCAATATTATATTTTACTGGTTCAAAAGAATTCAACACACATCAGCGTAGTGTGGCTCTCTCTAAAGGATGGTCACTTAATGAACACGGCTTTACTAATACAATGCCAGAGAAAGGTTCTATAACTTTTTTCTCGCGTAAAAAAGAGCTTTCAGAATTGAGTAATTTTTATCAGCATCCAATTACTATTAATGATAGAACTTACAAAGGCGGTGAGCAAGCATTTCATGGTGAAAAATTCAGAACAGTGGCAGATGCCGAAAAAAATGAAAAGGTTAAAAAGAAGCTTAATAAACATGCTGACAAATTTCTTACAATATCTGATCCAGTTGAAGCAAAAAGAACTGGTGGAAAAGGTAAATATGGATACCCGCTGGAACCTGACCAAATTAATATTTGGAATTCTAAGTCAGAAAGGGTTCAAGTTGCAATATGTTTGGAAAAACTAAAAGCTCTCGCTGTGTCACAAGCTTTAAAAAATTCAGGTACTAAGATTTTACACCATTATGTTGCTAGGGCAACACCTACCGAAATATGGGGTTGGAAAAAAGATAAAACAACAGGAGAAGATATAGGTCAAAACAAATTGGGTGTAATTTGGATGGCAATTCGTTCAGATTTGAAAGTTCAATCTAGAGAATTGCCAACATTCGTATCTGAAAAAGATATATTTAATTTTTTGGAGATGAAATACTTGGAACCTTTTGAGAGGGAAGAATATTCGTTAAAATAAAATTGATATTAATAAGTTAGAAACATTAGATAAATAAATGAAGGTGCAAATACAAGAAATAAGAAACAAAACTAAAGATGTTTTTGAACTGTATCTTAAAAACGAAACAAACATAAATAAGCTTGAAAAGCTTATACATAAACATATAGCAAAAACCAAACCGTATTCTGTAGATAAATATAAAACTTTTGTGTATGAAATAGCACTTCTGTTACAAAAAAAGACTAAATTCAGTGTTATTATTAAAATGATTGAAGCTAATGAGTTTGGATGGGGTAATGAAAATTTCAAGCAAATTTCATACCTTATTGAAGAACAAAATAATTTTATCAAAAATCCGTTTGAAGTAGAAGAAGGTATTTTTCAATGTAAAGCTTTTGTACCAGAAACTGGAAAAATATGTGGAAGCAGACGTGTATATTCATATGCAAAACAAGACAGAAGCTCAGACGAAGGTACATCGGTATATGCAACTTGTATGAGCTGTGGTTGTAAATGGAGAGAACGAGGTTAAATAATACAATTTAAATATATTTAAAATATATTTAAATAAACGCTTCATGGAACAACACGGCAATAGTAATAAAGGCGTTATTAAATGGAATACTCTTGTTCATCAAGGTCCATATTTTAAATATTTATCCCCATACGCTGATGACACTTTATTACCAGAAGAAAGACCAATATCTAGTATTATTTTATTAATTTCAGAGGGTGATGATGACCCTATAGAATTGACTTTAGAAAACGAATTAATTGATTATGCATTATTGTTTGTAAATCAATTAATTCCCAATATAGAGATAGTAGACGGGGCTGAACTATGGAATCCTAAGGTGATTGGTAATTTTTTAAATATGGAAGAAATATATAAAAACAAACATAATTATATGCTTGTGTCAAATTTCTTTTATGGTAGAATAAGTGCAACAAAACCAATAAAAGGATTTATTCAGTATCTAAGCGATGCTTACGAAGGTTACAGACCTAATATTGATAAGATTAATTGGGTAAATGTATTAGAAATAAACAATACGACAAAGGAAACAACGACAAAGGAAACAACGACGCAGAGAAATACAGAAATGGCAAACGTTAAAAAAAATTATGGTTATTGTTTTGTAGATGGTGTTAAAACTGAGATTAAAAATTTTTATATTCCGCGGCCCTCTTTATTCATTCCAAAAACCGTAGATAAACATATGATATCATTAGGTTTAATTAAAAAAGAAATTTTACCAGAAGACGTTACTATAAACTCTAGTAACGCAGTGCGGCCCCCGGGTAACCATAATTGGAAAGATTCAATAAAAGATCATAATAAGGAATGGTTGTGGAAATGGGAAGATAATGTTATTAGGAGAAGCAAATCTAATAGTTGGGGCACACAATCTTATGGTCAGCTCAGAGATACGAGTAAGATTAAAATAAATAGTACTGTAAATAGGTACGATGACGCAAGAATACTCAACGAACTTTCTAAAACTATTGTTAAAGAACAAATTACGGGTGCTACTAATATTTTAAAAAATAAACAATCAAGAGAAGTAAAACAAATTCAAAAAATTATTTGTATATATTTACTTTTTACGCAAGGATTTAGAATTGATTCGACTTCATCTTTAAAAAATGAAGATGATGAATCAGTAGTTGGTCTATGTGGTTTAAATTGTGATAACGTTAAAATGCTTAAATTGGATGATCAAGATAAAACCCTGTACTTTGCTGAAGATGGTGAAGATCCAAGAAACATTGGATTTTTAAATGAAAAAGTCTATACAATAACAACAGATTTTAATATTACCGATACTACTAAACAAGGTGATTACGTATGGTTTGCTTTTAAAGGTAAAGATAATGTTTTTTGTTATCGACTTGCACATATTGATAGCAATATATGGAAATTACTAAAAATTTTGAAAGAACATGCAAAAAAGTTAAATGAGCATAAATTATTCAAAGGTGTTAATTCAGACGATATAAATAGTTGGTTAAAAACATACACAAAAAATAACACAATTTCCGCTAAAACCGTGCGCACACAGGTTGCGTCAAAATTTATGTATGAAAATTTAGAATATTATACAGCGAATGTACAAAATAAATTAGAAAGTGCCAAGCCAACCGCAAGAAAAAAGATGATTAAAGAGATATTTAAATCTGCAAATACAGATGTTGCAAAATTTCTCAATCACAAACAAACATCTGTAACTTCACCCTGGAATTTAGATACTTCAATCAATCGTTATATTGACCCTAGAATTATTGTTAGCTGGTGTTTAAAAAATAATGTAGATATTAAATATATATTTAACACTACCAGACTAACTGATTTTGATTGGGCTATTAAGCAATCACCTTCCGGAACTATATGGAATTGGAGTGATACACAACCAGAAATAATTTCTAAATTATGCAATTTTAAGGAAGAATTAGACAATAACAATTTTAAACTACTAAATGTGTTATACAAAAATAATAGAATATTTTTTATAAATTATATTAGGAAATTATTGGGACATGAATCATCACGACTTAATATGATCAATAAAAACTTTATCGAAAAAATTTTATTATATATAAAATAAATGAGCTATGGTTACTACGATTATGGAATGAAAAATAATACTAAGCACACTACTGCTGTATTTAATAATGAATGTGTTTCTGTAAAAAATAATAATAACAAATTTACTAAATTAGGCATAGATAAACATACGACTCCTGGTAAAATATTGTTAGATTCTAATAGTGAGTATATTATTATGGGTTCTGATGATGATACTACTCAATTAATTTTGGATGAAAAAAGATCTACTTTTGACATTTTTAACATATCAATCCCTTTAAATGATAAGCTACAGTGTAAAAGTACATATAATGCAAGTAAAGAAATACCTATTAATTTGCATCATAGTTCGAATAAAACAGTTATTTTAAATTTTGAGATACCTTTGATGATGTTTAGACCCGGTAATTTTGATCTTAGTGCGTATTCAATTTTATGTTATACAAATTATGGTTTTTTTGGTATCTATCCAGTAGAATTAATGGACTTAACTGATAAATCTGAATTTAGCATTGCAGATTGTGAAAAAGGTAAATTGCCTTGTGTGTTTAATACTAAAATAACCGAGGTTGAATTACCACCTGACAAAGATATTACATTGAATATACATTTAATAAACTCAAATCATATTGCATCAAATATATGTAATAAATTTAGAAATATGCAGGATGACGAGATTGTATATAATATAGATTATATTATAGCACCAGTTTATATGATATTAGACAATTTTGAATTCTCTATAATGTAAATTGATAATATCAAATATTATAATGTAATATAATATAATATGAAAATTACTAATTATTTATGTACAATACTTGCGATTGAAAAGCAAATAAACGTCTCCAAAGAAACATTATTAGTAAATTACCAGAATAATTTTCAAAATTCAAGTTTCAACGAAACGTGGTGTAACAAAACAGGATTTGGTTTGGAGAACAAATTTGGAACCTTAGATTATTACAATTACAAACAAAAAGAGGTTGCAATTGTTAAAATTAGAACATACATTATGGAATTTGGTTTCATAAAAGTTGATAACAAATCTACAATATTAAATTTTAATTCAAATAAAAATAATTATTTCACAAATTACATAGGAAATTGGTTTGCAAACAGCAATATTAAAAATTTACCCAAGAATCTTAAAATAAACAACATTATAGAATTTTACAAAAAATGGTTTTTAAAACACAGAAACTATGATGTTTTTTCTTGGTAAAATTCAATATCTTTTTCAAATAATTTAGCTATTCTATTAATAGTTTTATTATTAAATCTACCGTATTTTCTGGTTGAAGTATTCACAGCTTTATGTTGTATTTTTGATATACTATAGCCAAAAAATTCCAAAAAATCTTTAACTTCCTCTATTGTTATAAAAATATCAACATTTTTTGAATAATGAAGTAGTGTATTATATGGTGAAAAACTAGTAAGGGTGGCGTCTGCTTGTTTTTCAATATACGCATTTATATTATCACAGTCTTTTATATCCTTACTAAAATTACCAATTCTGTCAGTACGGATTCTGTAATTAATCAAACTCTGATACCTAGAAACTGGTTCTCTAATCACAGCAAACACAATATGATTACGATTTACTTCTTCTGTAGCAGGTTTATGTGTATTAAAGCCTGATTTTTTGGAAGAATTTATATTTGTTTTTTTGATAATATTATTTATATATGTACCCCCGCATTTTGGTATATGTACAAAAAATAAAGGTTTATTTTGTTTAATATTTTTAATAGCCGACCATATAAGTTTATTGGATTGTGGTTTAGAGTTCATTATTTTTAAATATAAAGTTTTTATTTAAAAATTTAATTATCAGTTGCAATAATTTTTGTAATTTTTACAAAAGACCCTGGTAATATTGCTATTTTGTTTATTGCTTCTGATTCAATAAAAAATGAAATAGCATCATGATTTTCTAATTCTACCAATATTTCGTCGGCAATATTAGAATTCATATCCCTACCGTATTCTTTTCTTTTCACTGTTTTCTGATTGACATTTATTTGTAATATTACCAATTCATATGGGTATTTTGTTAATGAACTGATTAATATATTATATAAAATTGAAACATAACATTTACCTCCTAAATTAAAATAGTTATTGTCTGTTTTTGTTATGAAATTATCTGTCTCTTTTATTGTATTATTGAAAACCAGCGGTGTTCCATCATAGACATATTTACATGTTTCTAAATATATAGCGCTTGCTGAATCCGCGCCATCTAAACCAGGCGGACCTTGAGGACCTTGTGGACCCGGAGTACCTTCTATAGTTAAATTATCTTGTATCCATTGTATTATTTCTTCTTCTGCGGGAAAAAATGTTGGACCTTGAGGACCTTCAGGACCTTCAGGACCTTGTGCTCCAGATGGACCTTCAGGACCTTCAGGACCTTCAGGACCTTGTGCTCCAGATGGACCTTCAGGACCTTCAGGACCTTGTATTCCAGACGGACCTGCGGGTCCGGGTTCTCCCTTCAAATCTTCTAAACCAATATTACTTAACCAATCATTTATAGTGTCTTCATCCGGCCAGTTTTTGCTATCTATTGCAATATTAACCCTTCCTATTCCAATTGCTGGGTCTATAGTTATGCCTTCACCTGCAGACAAACTGGTGACATTTCGACAATTGATTGGTTGAATACAATATACGTTAAAATCTCCCATTTATTTATTAGTATAAAAATAAATGTTAAAAATAAATTTTTTATGGCATGCTTGCCGATAAACCAGATCCTGTAATACCTGTAACGACAACACCAACACGGTCGCCTGTAACAATATTTGTACCAGGTAAGTCTGCGGATGAACCATTGACAGGGAATTCGAGAAGTAATGATGTACTGTTTGGCATCGATGTAGGACCGACCTGGAAAACATTGCCAACAGTTCTTGAACCGTAAAGAATAGTCGAGTATTTAGACTCAATTTGTCCAGCAACGGTGCAGTAACTTAGCATCCAATCAACATTGTGGTCAAGGATAAGCGGTTGCCCTTTGTATACAACGCAGTTAGTACCTGGTGAGAAATGTTCAAGTACATAGTAATCAAAATCAACATATGGTAAGAAAACATTTGTAAGATCAGCAACATCAGCAGGAGCCAAACTAGTGTAAGCTGCGAGTAGGCCAGCTTTTGTTGCATCAATAAGAGCAGCATCGGTAAGTTCATATACTTCACCACTGGCAACACTGTATGTTTTGGTTAGATCAAAACCTAAGTTAAATTGCGATGTGAGGAAAACATGGCTGCCAGATGCAGCGGGCATGGATGGGCATGTAGAGAAGAATGGCATCGCAGTTACCCAGTTATTTGGGCCCACGCCGCCGCCTTCATTGTATTCAAGTTCAAGTCGGGTGCCATCGGAGTGACCATTAAAGCGCCACTTCTCACCTATGTAAACATAGTTATTCATTTTCATCGCACCTGCCCAAACATATTCGCCCTCAGCGGCGCCGCCGGTATTATCCAATTTACCGATTTGTAAAGCACCAATGTCAGTTGAGTGACCGGCAACAGTGGTGGTTAATGCCGTAACATCAGCCTCAATTGCTAGGTCAGCAGCAATGAGAGCATTGTCCGCGGTAATGCGATCAGCTTCTTCTATATCAATATTTTGCTGTAAAGTGGTAACATCACCAGTTCTTGTCGATGTTTCATCAGCTAACGCATTTGTTAACAGGGTGTCTTGGGCCGCGCGTTCAACGGATTCGGCAGTATCTGCAGCTATACGAGCAGTTTCCTCAGCATCAATATTTGATTGAAGACCGCTCTCCGCCGCCACACGGTTGATGTGCTCGTTGCCAGCGGTGGTAGCGGCCACGTCATCAGCTGCTTCTCGAGCGGCCACTTCAGCGTCAATAGCCGCTTGTAATTCAACATCAGCTGCAACGCGAGCTGTGCGTTCTGTGGTAACAGCTTCTAAAATATTTGCAGCAACATTACTGTTGCCTTCGCCGCCTAGGGCGCCGGCGATTTCATTTAAGGTATCTAGAGTACCAGGAGCGCCGTCAATAAGATTATCGATCGCCGCTTCGATTTGTGTTTGCAAATCATCGTCAGCAGTTTCTCGAGTAGTTTTCTCAGTCTCAATTGCTAAGTTGATGGTACTGACAGCGTCGGTAAGCTGACTGAGGCGCACAGCATCTTCGCTGTCAGTTGCTTCGTAGTTTAGAACTACGCGGTCGGCTTGTAGGGTATAACTAAAGCCGGACATTTTATTATTCTTATTTAAAGCCAATATTTTAAAATATTTTTTTTAAAATATAAAAAAAATACACTATCATATACCTTACTTATAAATATTACAAATACATCATAGATAGACTTACATTTATGTTTGTGTTAATATTTTTCAATAATATATCAATATTTTTGTTACTGATTTTTGAGTTGTTTTCATCATTTTGTATATTGAAACTAGTTTCAATTGAGCTATTTTTATGAATTGAGTTGAAATATACCTTATTAACAAGATCTGCCAAAATTCTTTCTAAATTACGAACACCTTTTTCAGATTCTGTACAATATTTTTTAATTATATATTCATAATCAAAAGTTACAGAATCTTCTTTTAGTCCAATATTTTTCAATAATTTAGGCATAATATAGTTCTCAGCGATTTTTACTTTATCAGAAGTAGAATACCCCTCTAAATTAATAAGCCACCATCTGTCTGCTAAAGCTTGATCTTTAGGAGGATCATTCATAGAAGCAATATACCATATATTGGATATGTCTAATATCAATTCTCCCATATAATTGTCCTTAAATTCGTTGTTTTGACTATTATCTGTTATGTGCAGTAGAGCACTTTTAATATCAGGATTATTTGCACCTTTTTCAAGTTCGTCTAAAAATATTATACCATTGTTATGATTCATTCGTTTCAAACATTTTACAATTTCTCCGGGTTGAGAACCAATATATGTATAATCATGACCCTTCAAAAACTCAGCTTTATCTATTCCTCCACAAGATATTTGTTCAAAACCCCATTCCATTACATCTGCAATTGTTTTAGCAATACTTGTTTTACCAATACCAGGGGGTCCAACCAATCCTAAATTTACCTTCTTCATCGAAGGATTTATGATTTTCGCAGTCAAAAACAGTAAAATCTGCTCTTTGACTTTTTCCATTCCAAACAATTTTTCATCAAGGTTATCTTTTACTTTTTTAATAAATTCTGAAATATTTGTTTTATCAACTTTTGATTTTTCGTAAGTATCATAAGGCAATGAAATAGCCCATTTTAACCATGTTTTTAACTTTGAGTATTCATCAGAAGTATGATCTAACATTTGAAATTCTTCAAACTTTTCGTATATAACTTTTTTGTTTTCGATGCTTGTATTTAGGTTTAATATTTTATATTTCATATCGGACTTTGTATTCTGGTTTTGAATTTGACTCAATTGGCTCTCCATAAATTTATGCTCGCTTTGTGTAAAGTTATTGTATTGTTTATAATTTGACCTGCAATCTTTGAGCATTGTATTATATTTTTTACGAGATTCTAACCACTCATCCGTATTTGGTTCGGTTGTTTTGTATAATTCATATTGAAGACACAATTCTGCCTTGTCTTCTGTCAGTAAATTTTCGTTCAATAGTAGGTGAGCATTTGGCTCACTCTTGTAAATTTGATCTTTCACTTTCAAATACTCTTTCTTAACTTTTTTATCGAGTATGACTGATTCAAGATTATCTAATACTAGTTCCTCTTCAGACTCACTTTCTTCAGACTCACTTTCTTCAATAAAATCTTGGTCTTCCTCAATTTCATCTTCGCTCTCTGATTCCTTATGTTTTACTGCAACAGGAGAAGTAGTCCTTAGCTTTTTATACTTGCGTTTTTCACTATTTTCATCCATTTCAACTGTTCATTTTTTTTTCGAGATTCACATATTAAATTCAATTTATATTTTGTTAATAGTATTTATAAAGTCGTCTATATTATATTTTTGCAAATCTTCAAAAGTAAACATTTCTGACACTGCAACTTTCAAAGATTCTTGTTCAATTGTATTATTTTCAAATTTTTGTTTTTGAGCTAGATCATCACACTTCATATTAAAAAAATCATTATCACTCTTAGTGTAAGACTTCTTTTTCTTCAATATTAATCGCAATTTATTAGCCAATTTTATAGGATCACATAATAAAAATATAGTTTTTGCTATTTCCAAATAGATTGCATCATCTGCGAACGTGTTATTGTCCTTAAATTTCCACAATCTTGAAAAAATATCAACACAGTACATTTTTAAAGAATCAATAATTTCTAATGCAAGATTTTCGGCTCTAGTATCCATGTACCAATATCTATTACCGTTTTCAACTTTGTTTAATAAATAAACACTGTACGGATCATCTGTGGTGTAAATTACATTTTCATGTTCGTAATATATAATACAATAATTACATAGTAGAAAAGTTTCAATATATTTTGAAAATTGCACAACAGAAATTAAAGGATTTTTAATTCTTGTTAAAAAATCACTAGAATAAAATGAGTACGGTTTTGTTGTGATTGTGTGTTTTATTTCATTGAAATATATATTTTTAGTTGCATCTGTTATTTCTCCTAAATTAAACAAAACCCCTTGATCTTTAATATGTAAATTATTTATTAATCTGCCTTCAATACCAGTAAGGGACATACTAATAATATTTACTAGTTTTTCTTTATTTATTTTATTCAAACGCTTATTATAGTTGAATAAAAATGATAATAATTTAGAGTAATTTTCATTTACCAAATTTTGTATTTCATTTCCTGATAAACAAATAAATAACTTAGATCTTGCGTTTTTGATTAAACCAAATTTAGTATTTAATAGATCAATATCGATATTTTCCGTGTCATTAATTGTCTCAAGTAATTGTTTAATGTCAATTAAAATTAATGTGGAATCTATATTTGAAATAAAAGTGATTAGTGATTCGTATATTAGTTCAATATTTGCACCATATTCATCAAAATTTTTGGAACATAACAGGTCATAACGTGATTTAAACAAATTTGAAATTTGTTTTTTATCAGCTTTTGGCTTGATAATAGGTATTGGTTCTATGATCTTGTAATTTATTTTTACTGCATTTTTAATAGACTTATTTAACTTATGTTTAACCTTTTTTAATATTATTTCTGATACAGGTATCTGCTGTCTTATAACATTGCAGTGTTTTTGATGTCTTTTAATAATAGATAACCCTTTTGTCTTAAACTCGCAAACACAAACAAATGCGGTATTTTCATATTCTTTACATTTTTTCTGTCTAAATTTCATATGATTTTCATATTTTTCTTGATTTGAAAAATATTTTGAACAAAATTTACATTGAGGCATTATATAATTTTGTTAGCAATTTTTTAAGCAATTTTAATATAATTTAAAACTTAGTATAACAAATTATAAATGGACTCTGTTTCTGCTGATAATTTAAAAGCGTTTAAAGCTATAGCCGATTTTGTAACATGTTTGGGCGATGCTTATGGTGATAAGTTCAAATCGCTTCAACTTTATTGTCATTTAATTAAAAAGACAACCCTAATGCACAAAAAACCTATTTTAAAACATATTAATGCTTTCAAAGAATTTTGTATTAAAAATAGAGAAAATATTGAAAAAAGGGATGCAGAAAATTTTGTTAAAAAACAAATTATTTATTCACTAAAAGTGTTTATTGATATACCAAAGATTTTTGCAGTTGCTGATGCAGGAGAAAAAAGACTAATATGGCAACACTTGGTAAATATATCTTTTGTACTAGATCCTGCAGGAACTGCTAAGAAAGCTCTAAATAAAGGGGGTAGAGAAAATGAGTTTCTAACAAATATTATCAATAAAGTTGAAGCTAATGTAGATCCAAATGCAGATCCTATGAAAGCTGTTACTGACATAATGCAATCAGGTGTTTTTACAGAACTTGTTGGAACTATGGGCAGTGGTTTAGAAAACGGCGATCTTGATTTAAATAAATTACTAGGTTCTGTCCAAAGCATGGTTACCACCTTTTCAGATACTGATAACGATCAAGAAGGTCAAGACGTTATCAAAAACATGATGAGTTCAATAGCAGCTGGAGCACAATCGCAAGACGGTGATCATCCACCTGATATGTCGAATATTATAAATATGATCGGCCCTATGATGCAAAATCTTCAAAATAACAACAATAATATTGAGTCAATAGATGACCAAGTAGAAAAAGCAAAAAAAGATGGAGTGCTTTAAACAAACTTAATATTTATATTAATAAATATAAATATACATGATTATTGGAGACGGTTCTGCTATTATAACAATTGTAATATCAACAGCAATTATCACATATTTTGTTTATGTTGTTGTATATTTAATAAAATATGTAAAAGCTGTAGGTTTTGCTAGTGATAATTATATTACATGCGACAAAAATAATTGCGTTGACGAGTCAATTGAAAATTACACCCATATACCATTACAAAAATACAATACTTATTCAAGAAATATTTGTAAATTTTGTGCTCAATTAATTATCAGACTTGAGTATCAGCACAAATATGAAAATATTTATCCAAATTTATTAAAACAAATTATTTCAGTAAGAGATAAACACAAAAATCCAATTTTTTGCGGTATTTTTAAGGAAATTGACAACAATAATATTTGGATAACTTTTAGAGGAACATATACATTTTCTGAATTTATATCAGATATAGATTATTCGCAAGTTAATTACATGGGGATGGATTTAAAAGTTCATAGAGGGTTTTACAAAATATTTCAAAATGTTAAGGATCAAATTAAGAAAGAATTGAACAAATTAGAAATTGGTAAAATTATTATTACAGGACATAGTTTGGGGGCCGCTATTGCTACTTTATTAGCACCTGAAATGCTCGAAAATAATTATGAAACATATGTGTATTGTTTCGGATCTCCTAAAGTAGGAGATTCTAAGTTTGCTAATTTTATAAATCAAAATTGTAATGTATTTAATATTGTAAATCAGTCAGATGTTGTAACTACAATACCGCCAGCAGTGTGTGCTAATTTCAAAAATAAAGAAAATCTATACTTTTATAGCAATTGCGGTCATCACATTATGTTTGACGATAATTGGCATTCACTTAAAAATAATCATAGAATGCCAGTTTATATAAAAAATATTTGATAATTATAAATGACCAGTCTTAAAAACCCATGCGGTGATGGTGAATGTAAAAACATTAAGACTAGCAAATGTAAAAATATTGATATGAGAGAATATAAATCTGCAATACTGGAACAATGTAAAACATTAAGTATTTATGACGAAAATGATGGTTTAACAGTTAAGAGTAAATTAGATAATACATTAAGTTTATTATTAAAGTTAAACTCTGGTAATTTTGTATTTGGAAAAAATCCAAAGCAATTTTTAGTTTTATTAAATAATATTGAAAATATAATTAAAACAGAACATCTTGAACATGAATATTACGAAAGTTTAGAAAAAGTGAGAAAGAAATATGATTATGTTCTCGAACATGCCGATATAAAACCCCCTGATATGTCTTCTGTTAAACCATGGGCTATTGAAAATCTTGATATTGATGTAATACAGTCAATAAATGATAAACTAGATGTTTCAACTTTAAAAGAACATCAAAAAAGACCTGCGGCTTATTTACTTGAAAATGATAGATTATTGGTTGTTCATGGTACTGGAACAGGTAAAACTTTACTAGCTATATTTGCAGCAGAAATTTTCATCAAAAATAACACGTTTGATAATGTTTCATCTCCTTATGTTATATTTACAGCACCACCTGGGTTAATTAGAAATTTTCAACATAATCTAACAAAATTAGGTATAACAGATGAAAACTATCAAGTACTTTCGTATAACGGACTAATAAACCTACAAAAATCAGGACAATATGACGGTAGTAATACCTTATTGATTATAGACGAAGTTCATAATTTGAGAAATCAAAAATCAATAACATCAACATGTATAAGGGAAGCTGCTTATAATTCAAAAAAAGTGTTAATGCTTACTGCTACGCCTTTTGTTAATAATTTTAATGATTTTGTACCAATTATCAACATGTTATATTCCGGAGATGTTTTATCAAGCCACCAAGATTTCGGAAAATCTTGGCAAGTTGATAGTATAAAATTTGAGGAAAATATTGAAAAATTAGAAGAATACCTTAAAAATAGAATAGACTATTTTCCAACTAATTATGATGATGAAAATTTTCCAACAATAATAGAAGAAAACCACCTTATAAAAATGACAGATAATTATTTACAACCTTACGAAAAGTTATTAGATGGTAAAGAAATAGACTTGGCAGATATTTATAATATTTTGAACCCTAAAGCATCCAACGGTATAACCACGGAGCAAAGTTTTAAAATATTGTATGAACACCCTGACGCATTTTACAATGGTTGTAGAAGACTTGTTAATACTTTATACAAAGATCCAGGAACATTAACAGAATTTAATTTTTTACTGAATGTTTATATAAGCGAAAAGATAAGTGCAGCAGTAAATATAATTAAGCAACAGGGTGATAATAAGAAAACAATTATATATACAAATTGGTTAAAACAAGGTATTGACACAATTGCAAAAGTATTAGATTGCGGAGGTTATTCAGGTAAATACGTAATATACACAGGTTCTTTAAATATTGACGACCGCGAGGAAATTGTGGAAAAATACAATACCATTGATGACACTAGTGCCCAAATACTTATAATGTCTGGAGCGGGATCAGAAGGTATTGACTTAAAATGCACAAATACTGTTATTGTTATTGACCCGCCTTGGAACAAATCAAGTCTCGAACAAATTGTAGGTAGAGCAGCTCGATTTAAATCGCATTCTGATGAGCAATGTGAAGATAAGACTGTGAAGGTGTATTATATGATATTGACAACTCCTAGTGATATTTCTGATAATACAGACGTTGCTACAAATCAAGTTAAATTAGGTGATATTCTATTGTACGATATAATAGAAAAAAAAGAAAAAACTACAGTGGAGCTTAAAAACTTGTTTAAAAAAATATCTATTAATAATCTAGTTTTAGCTGCTGAAGAAACTACTATTTTTCCTGCTTTAGATACAATAGATTTTAAAGAAGATAAAGTAGAAATCATCCCTGTAAATTATCTTAAAATGTTTCAAGACTATATTATTCAATCAGACGTAGAACAATTAAATATTATTACACGCCAACAACTAAGAGAGTGTATTGCTGAAAAATATGATCTGGACGAAAAATTAACAAAAGGTTTGGAACAATTTTACAAAGACAATAAAACAGAAATTTTAGAGTGTGTAAAACAAAAAATCTACCCATCAGGTTAAAGTTAAATATCGTCTAGATCAATTGTTACATCTTCTTCATCGCATATATCGGTAATATCAATACCCAACTCCGATTCGTTAGTATACCCATTACCTTGTCCAAAAGATTCGTCTGTAAAATTCGGCGGAAGTTCTAGTTCCTTAATTAGTCTTTTGACATCGGTTTCAATATACTTGTGGATAATATCCACTTTTGATTCTTGAAAATCACGCCGAGAAAACAATACAACATCTCCAACCGAGAACCAAACACGTTTTCTAAATTTACCTTGAATATGACCTTGTACTTCAGTTGTATCAGGTGAAACCATCATTACACGGCGATCTCCTAGTAATTTAGTAATTTTGCCATATTGTTGCATGTCACCTTTATACACGACTTGTTTGGTTTCAGATTCATTTCTAATATGTGACGGCTTTTTTTTATTTTTTGAACTTTTCTTTGCAACCATTTATTATAAATTTAAATTAATATTAATAATTATCAATTTAAATTTTACATAACATTTTGAATATACATAATATTCCCAATATTTTGTAAGCTGGAAGAAGGTATTGTTATAATATGAAGATTTTGTCTTTTGGGATTATATTTTATATCTTTAATTATTTGCAAACTTTCGTCAGCTTCATTACATATATATAAATCATCTTTGATAAATGTCATATACCGCGGTTGTTCCGTCTTCAGGTTTATAGTTCTTTCAACGCTTAGTTTTCTGTTCTTATATCTTAAAAATATTAACGAAGATGTAGATTCAATGCCTGATCTTAAACTTATCCAAAATGTATTTGGATTTCCACCCAATATTACATCAGCACCGCCTTCTGATCCAATAGGAGTCTCAAAAATTAATGAGGTTTCAACTTCCCACCATGGTTCATTATTCTGACTGCCTTGTGTTACTAATTCTGGATATTTCCAGTTTAATATACAAACTGTTGTCGTAGTTTTTTCAATATGTTTAACATCGCTACTGTTATATGAGTAATTTTGTGTAAGTACTATACTTTTGTTTTCATAGTTGCCATTCCAAACCAATTGTTTTGCTGATCTAACAGAAAGATCTAAACAAGTCTGATAAGGATTTGCTTGCCAACTATTAGTTAATGTGTTAAAATTCATTAAACCGAAACCACGAGAACCTTTTGTAAAAAATGCACCAATTACTGCGGCAAATGTTAGCCATTTACCATGTAAATAAAATTGATAGCAATTATGTATATTAGGTCCCTGAAGTGTATTATTACTATCATAAAATATTAGCGGAAACCAACTAATCACCTGATTATCTGTCAAAGCATTTTTAATCTTTACGAGCCCGGATCCGGTCCCAGATGGATATCCTCCAAATATAGCAAAGTACATAGTATCAACAGCATGTTTTGCTAAACATCCGCCTACAATACCGCCATGCATTGGATATTCACTATTTGCTCCGTGTTCAATTAGTCTAATTCTGTCTAAATATTCACCTTTATTTGATATATACGTAATAGAAAATCCATCTTTATCATCAGATGCGACAGCAGTATATCCATAATTAAATTTAGAACTTGGAATTGCCCAGATATAACTACATTTATTTTCCCATGCGGTATTCATACTATTGGTACATTTATAACAAGACAGATCATCATGTGAGTTACAAGATAATATTTTGTCATTCCATAAAACTTTAGTTCCAAATATTTGAACGCTTGCGGTCATTTATATTAATTTAAATTAAAATTTTTAAACAAATCTAATGTATTTGATGTAGATATTTCATCTGTAATTTTTTGTGTAACATTTAACAATTCTTCTGGTGTATTTGTGTCAAAACTCAGGAATCTGTTTATAGGCAGTCCAAACATATTTGAAACATATTCAATATCCATATTACGTTCTCCTGTCATAAATATAAAAGACCATGAATTGTTTTCAAGTATTCCAATTTGTTCCCTTATTTTTTCAAGATTGTAATTTATCGATGAATTATCACTACCATCTGTAATAACAATACAAATAGTAGTAATATCTGTCATACTGTAAGTATTGATTGCGTCACCTAAAGCATCGAATAATGCTGTCGTTCCATAAGGTTTATAATCAAAATTTTCAGGGCGTGATGTGTACTGAAACACCGGTGTAATTACGTTATTGAATTTGTAAAGACTAAAATAACACTTATTGTTTTCAAATGTTGTATTTAAAATATTATTGACAGCTACTAACGGATTATCACCTAGTAAACGCATACTACCTGATTCATCTAATAAAATAATTATATGAGCCATTTATTTTATTAGATTCATCTAATAAAATAATCAATTATTTATTTTGAAACTGGCCATCTCATAGCCCACGATGACTGATTAGACTTCGCCATTTGTTTTGATATAATATCTTCTCTAAAATTCAAAGTATCTTCCATAAAAGATAACGATCCTTCGTAATCGCTTCTCTCTGGTGCTCCAATAGGATTATCGCATTTTATTGGTCTTCTAATATATTCAGGTTTGTATGAATCCATTGGATCTTTGTAAACATAACCATCTGACATAGCACTCACTGCAAACACAGGAGTTGTAAGTTGGTCTTCATCCCCCCTGTTAATATAGTACATTATCTGCCCAGCATTAATATCACTGTAACTATTGTATTTTTGACCGTAATTATCCAAACTTTTATCTATCATTAATTGATCTAAATAAATTTTACTAGTAATTGGTGGTAAATTTAAGGGACATAATATATTTTGACCCGAACTATATAACCTAGGATCTAAAGCGGCGTATTGCGTATTACTGCATCCTTGTTCGGGAGGTGATAAGACCGGATAAAAATCCTTTGCATATTTCTCTGTTCTGCTTTGAGGATTTAAATTGACAAAACCGCTTTTTAAAGCCGGTTCTAAATTCTGTCTAAATTTAACACGTTCAAAATTTGTATTCTCGAAATCACAATTTACAACTGACATATTTGTAGGTATTCCTAATTCATTTAGTTTATCTTCAAAATCGCATTGGCGTGCTGATGTTTTTGGATAATTATAAATTACATTTGCGTTAGTTGTATTCATTTATTTATATTATATTAATAAATATAAATGGCTAATTTAGAAACGCTTTTAATATGTACATTTTTTGCGTTAAGTTTTTTTATAGTTACTATTTCTGTTTATATGTACTATGCAAATAACACACAAGAGAGATGCTATCCAGATAATATAGATAATTACACTAGTAAAAACTCTACACAGAAAAAAGCTACAACATATAACCCTGAATTAGATACTTCAAAAACTTATCATAGCGGTTATAAAAACAATATATTGACCCCCTCAGAAATAAATCAAAGAAAATTTTATCCAAAATTTTCTAAACATGGATATAAATTGACTAAACTTTCAGATTCTACTTACAAAGAAATCTTGAATTTCTTTAAAAAACATAAAGATAATAGATCGCCTGAGAAGCAAAATTGGGTAATAACATTGCCAACTACCGACAAAGGAGATCCTAATTTATTTTTAACAAATATATCTAGGGACAATAAACTTGTTAGTAAAATAAATGCGGAAGTTAAAGATATATTAACCAAATGGTTAATTGATGAAAATGCCACTAAATGGGATAAACTTCACGAAATAAATGATTATAATGATACTGGAAAACAGTATAATAATTGGAAAAACGAATACGATTTAGAAACTCTGCCTTTAAAACACACATCAACTTACGGTATTAGAACTTATTGTACTGGGAATGAATTGTCTGTGCATCTTGACAAAGGCGATACCCATATAATTTCAGCAATTATATACGTAGATAGACCAGAAGAATACGATGATGACGGTAATTTAATAAATTGGCCTTTAGACGTGCAAGGTTTTGAAGACAAAACATTAAAACCAATATTTATGGATGCCCAAAATAATCTCTTATTATACGAGTCTGCTACTGTATTACACGGTCGAACAACCCAATGCCCGCTGAAAGAATATTCTAATTTGTATGTTCATTTTAAACCTAATAAATGGTAATTTAATAACTGAAAACAAATTGATTTAAATTAACAAATTCTGTTAATTCCCTAAATATTAGAAAGCCGACGTTTTAAATGTTCAAATGTGTAAAACACTGTATTAATGTAAAATTTATATGATTTTTACATTAAATATGAATAATCGAATCGATGATAAATACGAACCCTTAGAAGAAATTAAGAATAATAAATATTGCAGTTTTCAGTGTTGTAGTGACCACCTTACAATTTTAAGATTTTTACTTTTTTATCTGTATTTTACTTATTTTCTATAAATCTAATATACCTAAATATATCTATCGATTTAACATGTATATTGTCTATTACTAATAAAGTGTGATTTAAGCCTAAATTTTTTTCGCCGCACAATATTTCAAATTTTTTTAGCGTGTTTGTTTGTTTAATTGCTACTGCTATTAAAAAACATGCGTAATTTAGATGCTGTTTTTTAATAGCTGGGTTTTTAATATACAAAGTAACCAGCTTTTCCATGGCAACAAGCTCAAGATCAAAAGTTAAGCCTGTAAACTTTTTAAAAAAAGGGTTTAATTCTTTTATAAAATCGTAAAAAAAATCCTTATTAGATTTTTTAGGTTTAATAATCGATATTTTATCTAATTCGGTAGCAGTGTCAATTAGTTTAGTCAAGAAAATCTGATCGGGAGATCTATTAATTAGTCTTTTTCCTGTTGCATTATCAACACCAAAATCGCGGCCGAATCCCTGATTAGATAAATTATCCATTTCTCTATAAGTTGCTTGCTGTACTTCGTCATCGCTTTCAGATCCATAATCCATACCAAAATCTTCATTTTCGGATCTTTCGCCGTCCATCATACCGTCATACCCAAATATTTCGTCATCGTAGGCCATATTGTTTATTAAATATTATAATTTATAAATTTACAATATTTAATAAAATGGTAAAACTTATACTTGCTATTGACAAAAATAATGGTATTGGCTATGCTAACAAATTACCGTGGAATATTAAAGAGGAACTTGCTCATTTTAAAAAACTAACTTTAAATAAAACTTTAATTGTCGGTAGAAAAACCGGAGAATCATTGCCTCACTTAGAAAACAGAAAGATTTTGGTTCTTAGCAAGAATCAAAATCTTAAGAAAGCTCAATTTTCTAATAATGTAAAAATTATAAATGAATTACCGGAAGACGATCCCGATTTAATAGTGGCAGGCGGAAAAGAAATATACACTGAAGCTTTGAAGAAACCTGGTTATATTGATATTATTTATCTAAGCGTTGTTAAAGGTAATTATGTTTGTACAATAGTATTTGATGATTTTTACAGATTGGTTCAAGATTTTTATATTGAATATTCTGAAGACCAAGAAAATTTCAGTTATTATAAATTAGTAAGAAAATACCACGGAGAGAAGCAATACTTAAATTTATTGGAAGAAATATTGAAAAACAATAATGTTAAAATTGGCAGAAATGGCAAAACACTTAGTAAATTCAATGCAAATTTTACTTTTGATTTAAGAGACGGATTTCCGTTACTTACAACTAAAAAAATGTTTTTTAGAGGAATTGTGGAAGAATTTTTGTTTTTCTTAAAAGGAGAAACAAATACAAAATTACTAAGCGATAAAAAGGTAAAAATTTGGGAGGGTAATACTACTAAAGAATTTCTAAAAAACAGAAACTTAGATTATGCAGAAGGGGTAATGGGTCCAATGTATGGCTATCAATGGAGAAACTTTAATGGTGCATATTTATTAGATTCAGACAAACGACCAGTTAAAACCCAAAATGGAATTGATCAACTTGCTAACGTGATTGATCTGATTAACAACGATCCCAATTCACGGCGTATATTGATGACTTCGTATAATCCAGAGCAAGCTGAAGAGGGTGTATTATATCCCTGTCATTCTATAACAATTCAATTTAATGTAGAGGATGACTATTTGGATATGTTTTGCTATAACAGAAGCCAAGATTTATTTCTCGGAGTTCCTTATAATATTGCGTCATCTTCACTATTACTAACTTTAATAGCAAATATTACTAATAAAACACCAAGATTTTTGTATATGACTATGGGAGATGTACATATTTATCAATGCCATAAGGATCCTGTGAGAACGCAGTTATATGGCGACCGCATACCTTTTAAATTTCCAAAATTAACAATAAATAACTCGCAAGACTATGATAACCTAAGTTACGAAGATTTTATTTTATCAGATTACATGTGTCATCCTTCCATAAAAGCAAATATGATAGCTTAATTTAATATTTATAATATTAAATTATTAACAAATAAATGACTAGTACTGAAAAAATTGATACAAACAAATTTAGTATAGTTGTAAATATTAACTCAACAGGCAAGGAGATGGCCAATACTAAAAGACGTGTTGTTGGAGCGGTGGGGTGGTATAATGCAAAAGAAAGCCAGTTTCTTCTCGACCCAAATATAAAACTGGAATTTCAAGAGGGTGTAGGAGTAGTATATTATACAAAGCAGAATAATAAAAATCCTATTAATTTGGGTTATATTAAAAAACCAAAAAACGATGATTCAAAAGTAGTTGAAATAAAGACTAAGGAGGAATTTAACGCAATATTTAAACAACCTACTGGAGAAAATCTAACTCGAAGCATACGTACGTCAGTACAGAGCGGTGCCATGAGTGCTTATGTCGAACGTAACCCACCATTCTCCACGAACGAAAATGACCCAATCAAAAGAAGAACTGATCTTATTTTAAATGCTATGTTAGAACAAATTGATAGTTGGGAAAAAATGTTTAAATCTTTAAAAACCTGTGATGTAAGTTTAATTTTAAAACCTTTCAATCAGACAAAAGTGATTAAAATTAAAAATAAAATAGTGTCGCCTAAGCCTATTATCAAAAAAGTAAAATTCAATGAAGTAGATGACGAAGATGTAAATTATAAGAAAACACCAAAGCTCATAACTACTTGCGATGGTAAAGAAGATTGTAAATGCCGAAAATGGTGGGGTCGTACTATTAGAGACGATAGCAATTGCGAAAGCGATATTCTTGATGATGATGACAAAAGAATATTACAATTTTGCAGTTATTCATGCGCGGCTACACGTGAAGAAGATCTATATGCTTACGAAAATTAGAATAATATTTTCTCTTCATATAAATTTATAACTGGTTTAATATCAATGTCTTTCACAGTTCCTTGATAAGTATAAGAGATTTTGTTGAAACCGTTTCTAAAATCTTCAATATCTAAATGACCTCCGTATTCTTTTAAGTTTCTCCAACTTGGAGCTTCAATTATATTTTTACAATATTGGTCAGTTATATCAAAGTACATTTTATTTAACAGAGTCATTGATGTATTATATATTTTTTGATGCCTATTTTCCTTAATATAAGCTTTACAGCAATTAAAGGAGCAAAATACACCGTCAGTCTCATAATAAGAGTTTTTCAAACTATAATTATCTTCATTTTCGAGTTGCTTATACTTTTTGAATGTAATATCTTCTTTAATTTTATAGTCATCTTTGCTAATATTTGAATAATATGTTTTTACGCATTGTTTTGGTACATATCTAATAGGACACCCTATAGCATAGCTGTCAAAAGAATGCTTACACCAGTAGCAATTATAAATATTTGAAGTTGTTTTCAAATTAATATTGTTTATATCTACCATTGATAAATTGCACACATGAGAATTTTTTGTTTCGTCTAAAAATGAAACAAAAGCTTTATTATCTTTATTTAGATCAGCGAGCCTTGTGGTTTTATTTGTGTCTGTTTCAGCCGTGTTAGTTGCCTTTTCTAATTTATCGATCTTTAAACTATAAAGTTTATGAATATTAACAGTGTCAATATTTGTCAATGTAAAAGTAAATTTACCATGTTTTGGCATTTTGGTTATATTATTTTATTTAATTTTAAAATCAATTTAATTATAAATAAATACAAACATGAATGAAAAAATTCCCAATATTTATGACAAAATAATTGGAATTAAAGGCGATGTTGGTATAGGTATAAATGCCGGCTCTCAAATTTATAACAATCAAATTAACCAAGATTCATGTGCATTTAATAATCCGAATTTTGTTTCAAGAGCCCAAAGATTGGCAGGAGGCCCAAATCCAAAAACTTTGATTCAACCAGTAATACCTGCTAAAGCGCTTGATATAGATTATTGGAAAACCAATAATCTAGTAGAAAACTCGAGCATCAACAGTCAAAAACAGCGGGAGTTATATTTAAATGGTTATGTTGTTTCTACGTGCTGCCCATCAAATTTTGATTCTTACAGTATTCCAGTTAATAATAAAAACATCACAAGAGTACCAGTTACCAGACCTGTTAATAAAAAATATTCGCCTTTAGAAGATGCTATTAAATCTCATTTAACCAATGAAGATACAAAACCACCAAACTGTCTTGCTGATCCTGATGTACAAGTTAAAGCTGAGAATTTTGATTTATCAGTACATAAAATAGCTGTAAATGAAGAAAATAAACAAAAACATGAAGATAAATCGCTTAAAACTGTAGAAATCCCGGAGTCAGAAATACCTGTGGAAGAAACTGATGAAATTATAATTACCCCTAACCAACCAGGTTGGGTGAATACAAATTGCGGTTATAATCCAGAGCAACTTAATACATCAAATTTACCGACTAATTTACCGGTTGGTAATTGTCAAAGAGATGAACAACTTGCTACTTATAATAAAAATTTATTTACACAAACAATACAACCAAATGTATATACTAGAAGCGAAATTATTGAACCAATCAATAGCAATATTGGTATTTCATTTGATCAACAATTATTACCAACTACTGTTGATGTAAATCCAATAGATGGCGATTATAATTTTATAGAACACGATCCTAGAATTATAGAACCTTCTACTTTTACACAAATTACACCGCCTTCAATAATACCCAATGAATATAATATATATGATCCGCGTTTTACAGGAGCAGGTACGTCTTATAGATCTTATACAGACGAAATGCTTGGACAACCTAAATACTACTATGGAGATATTGATGCTGTTAGAATGCCAAATTATATTTCAAGAAGCAATATTGATACTGAACCTTATGCAGATTCTTATGGTCCAATTAAACCTGGTGATGAATTCGGAAATCACAACACAGCTGACATCAGAAAACTTGCAAATCAATCGTTTGTAGATAGTACAATCAAGTTCAGAACTGAAATGATGCAACGATTAATGCGTAAAAATAATGCAAGAGCATGGCAGCAGAGAAAATTCCCAATACATACAATGAGTTGTTAATTTTAAAATTAATTATCATATTTGCATTTTGCATTAATATGCAAATATGATAATTCCAGTTAGATGTTACACGTGTGGTAAAGTTGTAGGAAACAAATGGGAAACATACAAAACAATGGTAAAAAATAAGATTGATCATGATGAAATTTACAGAAAATTAGGCCTTGATCGTTATTGTTGTAAAAGAATGTTATCAACACACGTTGATTTAATAGATAAAATTAATAATTATAAATAAAATTATTTTTATTTTACAATATATAAATGGCTAAATCTATGAAAAATAGCAGGTGCAAAAAGATCGAGGCAAGATCCTCTCCCAGAAAAAGAGGTCCTAAAAAGTCTCGCTGTAAAAAAAGTATACCCAAAAGGCGGTATAAAAAACGATGCCAAACCAAATCTATCAGAAGATCACCTGGTCGGCGTCGTAGTCCTAAAAAATGCCAGACAGGTATGAGAAAAAGTCCTCCGCCCACGGGTTACGAATTAATATGCGGAAGACTTGTTAAAAAATGCGGACCGGGTAAAATGCGCAACAATAATGGCAGATGTGTTGACACTCCTGCAGTAAGAATTGCAAAAATAATTGAAAGATTGGGGAATGAAGGTAAAAATATAGAGGATTATGATATAGATATGAATAATTATAAAGTGTTGAGAAAACTTGCACTAAACGACCAACAGGACCAAGAAGGGGGTGATGAGTTTGATAAACAAGCGGTATGGATTAAACGTGATAGTTGTGGCCGACCTGTTGTAAATTGGAAGCAAAAATTCATGTGTGGGAAGTGGCATGTTAATAACTACACAAAGAACGGGGTTAATGATATTGTTCTAGAATTAGTGGGTATTGCACCCCGGGGGGTGGGCGACGAGGGTATCGCCTCCGCCGAGCCCGGCATGGAATGGGTTTGGAAAACTAGCGGTAAATGCGGGTGGCCTGAAAAAACTATTATCAAGAGTCTCGACGACGGGCCGGCTGCACGAGTACCCGGATCTCGTTGCAACAAACTTGGCAAAGCAAAAAATAATATTCTTTCATTAGCGACCATGGACCGCGACGCGACGGATCTGTGATTGGGCATGCACCTATATTTGTACAATAGAAAAATAAATATTTAATAATTAAATTTAAAACAATGGTTCAAATTATTAAATATGACAATATCAAACGTTATAATTATAGGCAGTGGCCCGGCTGGATTAACAGCAGCATTATATTGCGCAAGAGGTATGTTAGAACCTGTATTATTTACAGGTGATTTACAAGGTGGTCAGTTAATGAATACTACAGATGTTGAAAATTTTCCAGGATACCCACACGGAGTCCAAGGCCCAGAACTGATCAAGCAGTTAGAATTTCAGGCTAAAAAATTTGGAACACAATTTATACACCAAAATATTATTAATATTGACGAGACAAGTTATCCATATAAAGTAAGTTATTTAGAGTTTGGTGATATTATTACAATTGAAGCTAAAGCAATTATCATTGCCACAGGCTCCTCACCCCTGTGGCTAAATGCTTCTGGTGAAGAAGAACTTAAGAATAACGGTATTAGTTCTTGTGCTGTTTGTGATGGTGCGTTTTTTAAAGATAAGACTGTTTGTGTAGTTGGCGGGGGTGATTCTGCTATGGAAGATGCCTTGTTTTTAACTAAATTTTGTACAAAAGTTCATATTATTATACGAACTAGTAAAATTCGTGCAAGTAAAATCATGCACCAACGAGCTTTAGAAAATCCTAAAATACACTGGAAAATTGGATATACTATTGATAAATGGAATTCTGAAAATGGTAAATTAGAAAGTGTTTCATTAAAATCAGCTGAAAATGGATCTGTATTAAATCTAAAATGTCAAGGAGGGTTTATTGCAATTGGTCATAAACCACAAACTGATTTTTTGAAAAATAGCACAATTAAATTAGACTCTGAAGGTTATATAGAAACATTAGTAAATACAACAAACACGTCGTTACCTGGTATTTTTGCGTGTGGGGATGTTACATCGTCGAATAAAAGATATAAACAAGCAATCACAGCAAGTGGGCAAGGGTGTTCTGCGGCACTAGATTGCGAAAAATATTTGGAGTCAATTTCAATTTAACAATCCAAGTCCGGTGCATATGAAAACTGCCCCAAAAGTCTTCTTGGTTTCTAGCCATTCATATTTTATACAAGGACTCAATTAGAAAACTAGATAAAATATTAACACTGTTAATAGTAGCCATATACACGTCAATATTTTCATTATCTTTTAAATGTAAAACCGAGTTTTACAGTAACCAAAAAACCTCGTCACGATCTGTTATATAGCTACTAAAGACTTTTTGGTACTTTTTAAAGGAGTCGTTTAAACATGACTCGGAAAGGAATGCTTGTATGTGCACTCGTGGCAAAAGTATCTCGAAACTCCGCTACTGAACTTAAGACCGACCCTTTGGTCTTAAGTTTAACAATCAATAAAAGTGACCTAATTATTATAAAATAATTAGTTAGTTACTATAATTATTAGACTGTCTCAAGACCTATTAATATAATTATTTTTACAACCTAGAAATAATTATACATGCAAAAATATTATAAACTTACGATCAATCTTGTTGAATTTACTGAATTAATAGTTACATGTAAAATTAGGTTTACCCAAAAACATATCTAATAACTATTGTACAATAGTTATTAGATGCTCATGAAACAATAAATATTAACAGTTGAAATTACTAACTTGGATGTTAGAGTTTAAAAATACTACAGAATTATAAGAAAATGTTTAAATAAATGACAAAATTTTTCTTTTCATTTATTTAAACATTTTCTATAATTAAATGGCGAAAAAATCAAAATCGCCGAGAAAACAAGCCGGTAAAAAATTAGTAACCAGAGGTAAATGTGTTGATAGATTTTGCACAAAATGGATTGAAGAAACTAAGTTGGTTAAGAAATCACCTTCAAAAGCAAAGGTGAAAAGAAGCCCGAAAAAGAGCAAATCTAAACGAATCATACCAAAAAGCTCTAGAATGAAGAAATCACGATCAAAGTGTAAGTCTAAAAGACGGTATGCAAAAAAGAAATCAAAGAGTAAAGGTAAAAAAACTACATGACCAAATAAGTAATCACTTGCTTTCTTAGCTTAGTTCTAATTTTATGCGATGACGTGGTCGATCTTAATTCAAAAATCGACCACTGAAATTTTAAAATTGATTATTTAAAAAATTAGATTTGACAAATTATCAAATGGACAACGCAACTGAAGAAATTTTTTACGGTGATAGGAGTGAATCATTTAAGAACATTGTAACTAATGTTCTTAAAAAAAGCAATATAAAATCTAAGTATATCAAGATCCTGACTTCAGAAGATAATCTAGATAAATACAAAGACGTATTTACATCCGCATCGGTAGATCCTATTAACAATTATGAAGTGTATGAACAGCTAGGTGACATTACCGCTAACAAGTTTATTGTTTGTTATGCCTATAAGAGGTTTCCTTGCTTAAAAAACACCGAGGGTGTTAAAATTGTTGCAAGATTGAGGATCAACTATGGTGCCAGAGCTTCTTTTCAGAAAATCGGTGAAGATTTGGAATTTTGGAATCTTATTTCAGCAACATTGGAAGAACGGTCTCGTAAGAAAAAAGATCTGCTAGAAGATTGTTTTGAGGCATTTATTGGATGTACAGAATCCATAATGGATGAACAATTTATGCCAGGTGTTGGTTATAATGTGGTTTATAGCTTGCTTGAAGCTATTTTCAATAAAATACCGATGTATTTAACGTACAATAAACTTTATGATGCCAAGACCCGACTGAAAGAACTTTTTGATACGCATCATAGTGTTATTGGTTCTTGGAAATTCATTGAAGAACCGCGTACTAAAGAAGATACAACATGTGTTTCTAGAGTTTATAAAATTCCGGCCGGTTCATCTAACAAATCACCTATGGTCAGTACAACAATTGTTAATCTCGATCTGCGTACAAAAAACTCACCACGCTCAGATTGGGTTTGTATTGGTGAAGGTGTTAGTTGCAAGAAAAGTGATGCTCAGCAAAAAGCTGCACAAAATGCATTGAACACACTACATCATGGGGGTTTTCGAAAAGAAATACATCCGCACTACTTAAAATTTGAAAAGGCTCCAAATCAAAATTCGTGGAATTAAATAATTGATTATTTATTTGAAAACAAATAAATAATCATAATGGATAATAAACCAAAAGTAATTTTTTACGATTTTGAGACTACAGGATTGAATGTGTATCATGATGAAGCAATTGAATTAGCGGCTATGGACCAACACGGTAATGTTTATAACGAACTATTCAAACCGATCACATCTGAAATTAGCTTGTTTATAACAAAACTAACAGGGATCACAAATACTATGGTACAAAATAAACCATCTTTTAAAGACTCTTATCAAGGATTTTTAGATTTTGTAGGATATGAATCTAACACAGTTTACTTTGTTGCACATAACCAGGAATTTGATATGATGTATTTGAAAAAATATTTACGAAATCATTTTAACCCAAATTGGAAGTTTATAGATAGCATACATCTTGCAAAACTAGTATGGCCTCATAAAAATAGTTATAAACTTGGAAATCTTGCAAGGTCAGCCGAAATCGAATTTACAACACAGCATCGAGCATTGGAAGATGTTAAAATTCTAGCCGCACTTTTTAAAATACTAAACTTGAGATTTGATAGTTCTAGTAGTGATAACTATGAAAATATTGAAACGCTGTGGAAACATTTGAATTTTCAATAATACATATATGGATAACCAGATGTAAAAGGATTAGATCTTACATGACCTCCTATTACAGAGCCGTTTCCACCCCAAGAAACTTGGTCTGGTGCTGATGCACGCACACCACCAGATTCTAATATTGCATTATACGGTAATCGTGAAATCCATTGGCCGTAAGTGCCTGTGAAAGGATTGTAAGGTTCAACTGTATTATCTAGCCAAGTATTACTTAAAGTTTTATAACTCATTTATATTAAAGTTATAAAATTTTATTCTAAAGGTACCTTTTTATCAAATAAAATGCTAACTCAGGATACTATAACATTTGGTAAATACAAGAATAAAACATTGGACTATTTGCTAAAAGACAGAGGTTATTGTACGTGGCTGGCAGAACAAGAATGGTTCAGAACAAACTACGAATATTTATATAATAAGGTGAATTCATATGATCCGAAAGATTATTTTCTACAAACTAAAATTATACAAGGTACTACTTTTATAGAAAATTATAAGTATTTTAACTTAACTCCTATTGATGAACTAAAACTTCCTTTAACAGAATCTGAAAAAATATGTTATATATATTATCTTGAAATTATCGACGTTATTAGAGAATCTATATATACAAGGCTTGAAAACGAAGAAGATAATCCTTATGATATAAAAACACCCCAAAATTGGCTGCAAACATTTGAAAAGTACAAAGCTATTCCAAGGAGTGAATTTAAAGATTTTATTAGCTCATACGAACTTCCAAATATTACAACGATTATTGAAGAAATAAAGAAAGAAGGAGGAATTGAATATAAAGGTGCAAAAAGCTTTATAATTGCAAAACAAAAATCACTTGATCAAGAAAAGTGGTGGGAAAATGTATTGAAACATAAAATGGGCGAAGATATAGGTAGTCAGTTTAAATATAAAAACTGTATATTTGATTTTGTGAATATTAAAGAAAACATAATTTATGAGTGTAAATTAGGTTTAAAAGATTTTTTGGAATCTCAACATAATAAATATCAAGCATGTTTAGATAAATATAGTATAATTTACCTAATTAGCAAAGATTGTATTATCAATATGAATACAAAAATTATTAAAACTACAAACAAACGTGTTTATATTGAGTATATTGCAAATATTGGTACTCTCAAAAAGCCTTCATATTTAGATTTACTATTGCCTGAATTCATAGTAACAGAAGTTGAAAAGATTGGAAACGAACTATAACTACTTACAATTTTTATTATAAATCATCTTTGTAAAAATAATTTGTTATTATTTTTAAAATTTCGTGAGAACCCGCCCAATATTTCTGACGATCTTTATTAGTAGGAGACCTTCCGCCTAATGTATCTAAATTATCTTTAGTATTTAATTTAGGAAACTCTACGTCTATATTAATTTCATCTTTGAATTCATTTTCTAACCCATTTTCGTAACATAAGATTGTACTTTTGTTACCAACCCAATAAGGATACGAGGTGTAAATACTAGATCATTTTTCAAAACTTGATTATACAATTTGTCAAGATCAGTAACTTTCATCATATTTATAAAACTATTAAATTTTAGCAAATATTCACTGTTATAGTGGTGGTCCGTATCTCATGTAATTTACTGCACTTTTAAATCGTTCGATAGTATCTCTTACTACAACAATTTCATTAGGTTTATTTAAAGTTGTATAATGAGTATCGATAACTTCAATATTTTTTAGATGAAACTCCTTCATTCATTGACGTACTTCCAGTTTTTGGATTTCGTAGTAAACATCTAGTACTTTCACAGATTCTATTATCGTAACCATCAGAAATTATAAAATTTTCAGTGTAGTATTTATCAAAGTTAAGTTGATCTGGGTATGCGTAAAAAACATTTGGATATTTACCTGTAGAACAACTTTCTCGTAACGTTATATACGATGACATTTATTAAAGAACAATTTAAAATCAATATTTTGTTTAAATAGTTAATAATAATTATAAAATGATAGCTCGTAAATTTTTAAATTTATCAAGAACACATGCAGTTATGAGTGAAAAAACTAATAAAATATGGCTTGGTAAGTCTCATAGAGATTTTCTCAAATTAACAAATGAATGCATCTATAGACTAAAAGACGCGAGTGTAGAATCTAAAGACAGAGTTGCATATTGTGGTAAAAATTCTTCTGAATGGCTTGCGTGGAACTTAGCAACTTATATGGTAGGAGCTACTTGGGTACCATTATACGATAATCAACCAAATAGTTATATCAATTCGATAGTAAATGATTGTGAGCCTAAATTATTAATCACTGATAATAATTTTGAGTTTACAGGTCACTGTCCTAAAATTATAAGCACGTCTCTTAAAGGTGATGAATCTGAAAATATTACAGTGCCATATTCTAATAATGATCTTGCGGCTTTAATTTATACTTCAGGTACAACTGGAACACCAAAAGGTGCAAAAATTAGCCATGCTAATATTATGTCAAATCTTGAAGCAATTGAAAGGAATTTTGAGGTGTTCAGTTCCAAAAGAAGTTTGTCGGTGTTACCATGGGCTCATATTTATGGATTGAATTGTGAGCTTTATTATAACCTGTTTAATAATACAACAACTTTTATAAATACAGACAAGAATAATTTTATAGATGAATGTAGAGAAGTAAAACCAGAAACTCTATATGTTGTGCCAAAAATTTTGGATACTATCAAACTTAAAGTAGAAGGATCTTATTTGAAATATTTACAACCTTATATTGTCAAATATATTTTAGGTAATAATATTGATGTTGTCTTTACTGGCGGTGCTAAACTATCGCAGGATACCTTAAATTTCTATGTTAGAAATAATATTATTATTTGTGAAGGTTATGGCTGTACAGAGACATCACCAATAATATCTCTTAACGGATTAGAAGTCGATAAAAGAAATATTAAAACTGTCGGAAAAATTCTTGATAACATTAGTGTGGAAATTATCAACAATGAAATATGCGTTCGAGGCCCTTCTGTAATAAGCGGGTATTGGAATCAGGAACCTTTTAATAATAATGTTTATAAAACAGGCGATTCTGGGTATGTTGAAGAAAATAATTTTCTAGTAATTAATGGCAGAATCAGCGATAATTACAAATTATCAAACGGAAAATTTGTAAATGTAAATAAGGTTGAAGAAAAGTTAAAAAAATACATAAAAGGAAATTACATGATATTTGGGAAAGATCTTGATAATAACCATATTATATCAGATGTTGAAATTAACCAGATAAAATTAGATAGATTAAATAAATTGTTGGATCCGATAGACAAAATATGTAAATCTCATTATATTGACCCCGTTAAATTTGGTAAATACATGACTCCTAAAATGTCAATTAAACGCGGAAAATTGGAAAGCTTTGTGAAAGATATTAACAAATTATGAACTATTAAATATACATTTCAATACTATTAAAAATAATATTGCTATAGCCAGTATCAAAGATGTAATATAAGTTCCATTAATACAACTCTCACCACACCAACTTACCTCTTGCATGGTACTCATTACTGAAATTGGATATAAAATTACAATTACCACAAGACACGCAGCCATAGTAATATAGGTTATTTTAACACTCTCTTTATTAACCATATTCTTTTTTACAATAATGCTATAAAATAATAAATTATTGAATAAAATGGACATTACCCTTACTCAGTCTGATTATTGAATAAATCGGCCATTACCCTTACTCAGTCTGATTGTTTGGATATTTTTTTAATAAAATGCGATATTACATGTAAGAAAATACAAATCCTTGCATACCTGGTATTAACAATCGTAAAAATATTGAATGCAGATCAGTTTTACCTGAATTTAAAAATAATTTTGATTTAATTTTATATCACAATCAAATAAAAAATTTAATGAAGTTTGCTATTAATTAATATTGAATTATAATAAATGAACAAAAATACAGTTTATAAAAATTATGAAAAAACCGCAGCGCTTGCGGTAAGAAATACTTCTATCAACTATTTGGAACATGATTTTGATAACAAAAAACAAAATGCTCATGGCTTATACTACGACTTAAGAATTTATACAGATCCTAAGACAAATGTATTATACTATCCTTACATGTTTTCTAAAACTCTAGAACACGGAACACATACTTTTCCAAAAAAAGATGATGTTGATTTATTATTGAATTCTTCAATTAAGGAATTTAATTTGTCGTCGACAACACAAAGAAAATTAGAAGGCCCTAAAGCTCAAGAGTCTTTTAATTTAGTTGGTGTAGACCCATCTGTAATATTAATGGATAGTATTCCAAAAGTTACAGACGAGCTTGGTGTTTTCGAGATGGTTGAAGTCTATGCTATGTCGCTTCAACGAACTATACCATTTATCGATTACGAAATTTCCGTTGATAGCGTAATTATGACTGAATTAAATAATTTTGATAATAAAAACATACACCCTGGTAATATTTTTAGAGGACACAATATTGAAGGTCCTTACACAAGTCAATATTTATTACTGCCATATTCTATTGGTTCAATGAAAATAGAACAAAAATATGTTCTTGAGTTTGATGCAACAAATATTATTACAAATACTGGATATTTAGAAATGCAAAATGGAATAACAGGGCCGCCTTCAAATTATAATAATTCTGAGCAATTTTATGTTTATAATGGTCAAGTTTTGGGAAGTATTGTACATAAGGATCCTTTGTACAACTTTTACTACGGAGCAGCTCTTATATCTTTACAAAATAATATTCAACCACAATACACAATATACGGGGATAATTCTACTGCATGGACTTCGGGCGGACCTCCAGATATATTTGCTACTGTTGCAGCCGTTGCTCATGGGGCTCTTAAGTGTGCGTGGTTTCAAAAATGGGCAGTTGCAATGAGGATTCGTCCAGAAGCTTTTGCAAGTAGAATTAATAGTTTAATGAAAGATAAAAGTTTGTCAAATTCAGTAGCTGGGTTTTTGGAACTTGAAGAACATCTTAAAAAATGTCCAAATATTTTAGACAAAATTAAAAATGCAAATTATTCCAAGACCGGCGAAGAAAATTATTTTCTAAATACTATATATCCTGAAGGATCTCCTACACATCCATCTACTGTTGCTGGTCACGCAGCAGTAGCAGGTGCTTGCGTAACAGTTTTGAAAGCAATGCTTAAAACCCATTCTGACAGCGGGCAATTGTTAGACTGGCCTGTACAGCATGTAATTGCAAATAATAACGGCACACAGTTGGTAAATATAGATGCAAACACAACAATAGTTGATGAATTGAACAAGTTAGCCCACAACGTTGCACGCGGGCGCGACTTTGCAGGAGTTCATTATTGTGTTGACGGGAATCAAGGTATTAAATTAGGGGAAATTTATGCAATAAGTTATTTACGTGATAAATGTTTAGAATATTCTGAAAAATTTAATAATACCTTTAATGGTTGGGTATTGACGAAATTTGACGGTACAACTATTACAATTTTATAATTGAATAATTATTATGAAATAATAATTATACATATGTATTTTCCAGAAGAAATTTTTAAACATATATTAGAAATAAATACAACTCAATTATTGTTTACTCGTAAATTAAAATTATTTAAACCAATTCATAACCAAATTCTTAAAATGCATCCTGGTGTTGATTACCAAAGTGAAATAAGTTACTATATTTTAGCAAAAATAGATGGAATGCCTGATTTAGTTAGGATCTGAAACTTCCAGCAAGTAAGTGTCAGGAATAATTCTATTGTCTTTTTTGTATATATAATGATTAAGTTCTGAAGGTATTGCAAGACCTGTTTTTTGACAGGGAACAAATTCCATTTTTCTTCTTACAGAAAATCCAGCGCGAGTAAAGCATTCACAAAAGTTTTTAACAAGATTGTGGTTTTCATCGAAACTAACATTGTCTAAAATCATAACTTCAGTTCTTTTGACTCCAATTTTATTCACAACTTTTTCCCAATCTTCTGTTAAATGAGGATAATCCGGGGAATAACCGGCCATAAATCCGATGACAATACCTGGAAAGGTTGCTTGAAACAATTCTAATATTTCTTTTATTGTCTTTTTAGTTTTCATAGTATCAAGAACATTTTCCCAGTTTTCTGGATCTTTGTACAACTCAAAATCTATAGTAGTTTTCATATTCATTGCCATTTTAAATTTAGGTTATTTTTTTTTAAATTATTAAATAAATAATGTCTAAGATTTGTATTAATGGTCTTGTAGAATTAGGTATTTATAAAGGTTGTACAGATTCTGGAGAAGAAATCAAAATATTATTAGCAGGAGACTCACATACTTATGATTACAAAACATCTAGTAAAAATATTATAAATGCAGAAGCTTTTATAACAAACGAGCTTGAAAACAATAGTGACTTAAAAGACGTATTTATAGAAATTCCGCATTCAGAAAGATTTAAAAAGCCCAAATTAATCCCTTTAACTAATTATATGGCAAATATACAAAGAAAATATATGGATTGTTGCAATTGGGGTATATCTGAAGATAAAAAATATATAAGAGTGCATTATACAGACCTTCGACGAAATCAAACCTGGAATTCGGAACTTGAAATATTATCAAATATTGTTAATATTGAATATTACAAGAGTATAGGTATGCATAATATAAGCAAATTAGATGAATTTTTAAACACACTAGAAACAGACAGCGATTTACGCACTAAATTTGAAACTATATTAGGTTCTAAAGAACAAACTATAGAATATGTTAAATCTGTAATAAATATTACAAAAATTCCAAAACAAGTTAATTCAATGTACTGCGACAAGTGGAAAATAGAATTATTAAAGCTTGTAAATTGCTGGATAAATAATACAATTAAAGATGAAAAAATTGAATGGAAATGGTTATTATGGCCAAATATACTTGAAAATTTGAAAGATGAAGATTTATTATGTAAAAATATTGAGGAAATTTATTATGCTTTAACCGCTTATTTCGGCCTTTTTATGGATATTTACACTATAGCTCGAATGTTTAGGAATTTTAGAAATGTTTCTAATGTGTATTCTTCCAAACCTGTAAATATTGTTGTATATGCTGGTTCTTTTCATACTAGCAGAGTAGCTCAATTTTTAAAAGCAATTGACTTTACTAAAGTAGTAGAACTAGAAGAATGTTCGAACAATGATAATTGTATAAAATTACATACAAAATATTTAAATGTATTTTGATTTAATATTTATATCAAAAATAATTTATATAAATATATAATAAAAATGCCACCACCATCAGTACCACGACCGAGTGCACCGCCCATGCCACCACCGCAGCGGCGGGCAGCGGGCGGGCTCGCCTCCCAGTCATTAAGATTAGACAAAGAACGAGTCGCAATTGAAAAAGCCAAAGTTAACCTTAACGAAAAGCAAGATGCTTTGCTAGAAACGATAGCATATATCGAACGAATGATAGATGGTCAGCCTGACGAGAGAATTAAAAAGAAGTTCAAAAAATCTGAACAATCCAAACCTTTTAAATGCAAAAAAAGTAAAAGGTCAAAAAAGAAAGTTCCTAAAAAACCTCCAAAAAAGAAACCTACCTTGTCAAAAATGATGAAATCAACACCACCCCGCAGTCCTAAAAAATCTAAACGTCCTCGTAGATCTAAATGCGGTGGCAGACCTAAAAAATCTAGACGCCGTTAAGTAATTATTTTTAAAAAAATAATTACAAATTTTTTGCCATATAAGCAGTAAGTAATGATATTCGCTCTCTGTTTAAGTCCATTGATTTTGAACTATCTTTATTTCGTTTAATTTTGCGATCAATTTCCTCAATTCTGTCTTTTAATTCGTCTTGTTCTAACATCCTCATTTTATCAATATTACTTAGCAACTCGTTTTTATTCCCTAATATTTCAGATAACTCTGGTATTCTAGATAATGTATTTTTTGGGCTAGTGTGAGTTTTTTCGTGCTTGCTCGAGGCATATTTATCTTTTTTACACCTTGTGCGGGCCCTTCCTGGCATTTTTCTTCGACTTTTAACACGATCTTGTTTATCTCTACTTCTAGGCATTTATATATAACTAGATCTTTTTTAAATTGAAATCTATTGTATTTCTTCATTTTATAAGAAAATGATTCCTGGGGAAATTTATATAAGTACATATGAGCAAGGAAAACGAATTATTCAAATATGTGAGAAATACGAATGTCCGAGGAAACGTAAAAATATAGTATATAGGTATTTAGATACTCCAAATACTTGTTACGGAGGTTATCAATGCGAAACAGAGTTTAGAAAACAATTTTTTATTGTAGAACCTTCTACTATTAGTAAATATTCTGATATTATTACACAACCTATAAATAATTATAATTGATTTGTTTATTTGATATATTTATTAAAATATAAAATGGTAAGATCAGATTCGTATCCATATAGATTATTTAGAGTTAGTAAATATGTGTTTCTTAAACGCAAAGAAACACTTATAAATAGTTCTATTACTGCTACAATACCATTAATATCTGAAATTATACTTGACCAAGCAAACAATATTCCTATACATTTAGATAAATTTATTGAAACTCATATAGAATATTATATATTAACTAATGCATTATTTTATTTATTGTCAACAGCCCGGCAAATAAAAGAGAATTTTATTGAATAATTCTTATTATTATTTAAACAAAAAAAAATAACAAGAAAAATGCTACACACTCAGAAGAACATAAATTCTCTGGTAATCGATTTATTGAAAAAAGATGCTACTTTAAAAAACAAATGGAAGAGCGATACCGTCCAACGAGAACTAAAAAATGTTTTATCAAAAACAAAAAACCAAGACAAAGATGAAAATTTCCCTAAGAGAGCAAAATCACCTTATTTATTCTTCTGTGACGAAAACAGAAATAAAGTCAGGATTGAATTAGGTGAAGGAACAAAAGCTACCGACATAACAAAAGAACTAGGTGCTCGTTGGCAAATACTAAACAAAGATACAAAGGCCTCTTCGAAAAAACAACTTAAAAAATATGAAAAGGTCGCAGAAGAAGATACAATACGGTACAAGACTGAGAAAGAGGCATACTTGAAAACAATGAATATTACAAAAGGTCCTAAAAGATCAAAGTCTGCATATTTGTACTTCTGTCAAGCTAAGAGAGCAGATTTAGTGAAATCTATGCCTGAAAACTCTAAGGTAACTGAAATTACTAAGAAACTAGGTGAATTATGGCGTATTGCAGTTAAAGAAGCTAAAGTTGAAGAATACGAACTTCTTGCCAAAAAAGATAAAGAGCGCTATTTTGAAGAAAAAAATGCCACGTCTGAAGCTAATAAATTAACTGGGTACAAGAAATTTGAAAAGGTTGAATCTGAAAAGCCTGAAAACAAATCTTTAAGCAAGGGTGATCTTAAAAAAAAACTAACTTTAGAATGGAAAAATCTATCTGCTGAGGCAAAATCTACTTTTTAATTATATTATTATACAATAATATAAATGGATAATCAGTATGAAAAATACAAAACAGTACCGCAAGAAAATAACAAAGTAAATCCCGGTCTATATGTATTAGGTTTATTTGCAGGAGCTTGTACAACACTTGCATTTTTACCATCTGTAATACGAGTATATAAACAAAAAAGCAAAACCCCTATATCAGAATATACTTTGATTCTCAGTTTAATAGGTAATATTACTTGGGCTTTATATTCATTGTTACTCAAAGATTATGTATTAACTGGATTCACAGCTACTACTTCAATACTTTTTATATTGTTGATTTTGAGCAAATTTATTTTCAAAAAATCTACTTTATAATAACAATTCATCGGTTATTAACTCAATCATAGACATTGGTAATAAAACCGCCGCCGAATGTATTATATCTTTCAAATCTTGTGTAACATGAACACGCTTTTCTATTTGTTTAAATATTAATGCATAACTAATTATCAAGGCAACTATTGCAAATATGGCAAACATTTTGCCATATTTTTTATATGTATTTGATAAGCCTTTTTTAGTTGAGTTATCTGCTGTGTGATGAGTTTTTATCGCCATTAAATAATATGCTATTGCAACTGCACTACAAAGTAATGCAAAAATCTGTAAAATTATAGTAGCGTCCATCCTTTATATAATTTATTAAATTATTCAATTTGTTGATAAATTGCCACATTTTAGTACTGTATTTCTTCTGTTTTCGACACTGCAAGATTGATCATATACGCATTTATCAATTGTTTCGTCATTACAGCTTTGATTACCTAAACAATCAACGGCGGCTATATAACAAGATTTACAGTTATCGTCTTCGTTTATACCCGCTTGTTCAGCACATTTGTAAGTTTGACCTACGTTATGCAATCCTTTAAATTGTTCGATATAAGGTAAAACTGACTGAATAGCTAATCTTGTGATGAAAAACATAATTATTGATAAGATAATTGTAGCTATTACACCAGTCTTTACTGGTGTATCTATTATTGGAATAATATAAATCCACATTGCTGGATTTAGAGCTAAAAATAATATAAAAATAGCAAAAGATAGTAACCACTTAACACTATTATTGTTCATATTTATTAATACAGATTTTAAAATTATACGATTTTAAAATTGATATTACAACTCGATTATACCAAAAATATAAAATGAGATTTACCGTTAATGTAGTAGAAAATTTTAGTGTAAAATTGAGTATAATATACTTGGATACTTCAAATACAGAAACGTGTCTAAAATTGAATAATTTTTCATTAGAGAACAGGGCGTTATTAATGAGGGACTTTAATAAATCACCAGGTGTTTGTAAATTTCAATATGATTATTTAGATTATAAAATTCCTTACATTATTAGAATATATTTGGAAAAAGATGGTAATATTTCATCGCCTTATAATATTTATCCTGGGGAACTAAAACTCGGACCTAATTATTTTTGGAATAACAATGGTGCTTTTTATATATCAGATACTATAATTAGTTTATACATTAATCATAAATATTTGGAAAATTATGCTTTTGAAAATAATAACCCAGACTTGAGACAATATATTTCTGAATATTTTATTACTTAATTTCTTGTAAATTATTAATAACTCCTAACAAAACAAGAATAGTACTTATTATTGGAGACAACAAAACCATGAATAATGCTGATGATATTTTCCATATATTTCCTAACTGCCCCCAATATTGAGCCATTAAATATATTGCAATTATAAATGTCAATACCCACAAGATAATCCCTGTTAATAAAAAAATTAAAGCATTAACATTATAACCTTCTTCATCTATATTAGTGTCAACACTTATCATACTATTTATTTATCATATATGATAAATAAATTATTAGTTTTAAGTCAGATCTTATTCTTATTTAGTTCACTAGTTATTCTAGTCGTCTTCCTTCGCGGCGTCTCTGGGTGGTTTTCTCACTATGTGCTTGCATTTTCCTACCCTCCGCCTGTCCAATTGTGACTCAGCACCACCTGGAATTGGATAAACAGTACTTGGTTTAACATTTTATCGGCTGGTATTAACAATATCTGTAGCCTAATCATATGCGTTTCGAGTATCTGGTGTAGCTCGTGTATTTTATCTCTTAATGTATCGCTTGGATAACGAACGGATATGGTAAGTTGTCGTAATTATGATTCCTTATTGTATGGTTTATCGCAACCCAATAATCCTGGTCATCTCCAGTCACGTATCCATTTGCCCCTCAGTCTGAACTAGGATCCCTAGGGTAATATTCATGACCTTTCATATTATTTTGAGTGTATTCATCAACATACGGATGGTATTGAGATTGTTTACTGGACTGCCACCAATAAACATCTACTATACTACAAACTGTTATTAGTAAATATTAAAATATTTCACTATTCTCTATTAAAGCAGCCATTTATTATAAGTAAATTATAATAAATAAATGGATATATATATTGAATGCCCACACTGTTCAGGGATGATACATGTTTTAAAAAATGAAATCAATTGCGGTGTTTTTAGACATGCCTATTTTAAATCGTCTATGACGCAAATACCACCACACACAAGTAAAGAAGACTGTGAAAATTACCTTAAAAATGAGATTATTTACGGTTGCGGCAAGCCTTTTAGACTGTATGTAAATGATGATAAAATTCACATTAAAATTTGTGAATATATATAAAGAAAACAAATTTACTATAAAATGAGTTATCCGCATATTATTTCAATTTTTAATCAAAGAGGCACCTGCGATTTTTGCACGAGCAAATTGACGGAAAAAATAGAAATTGTTGAAAATATAGGTTATTATTGCTGTAATTCTAGAGAATGTAAAGATTTGTTATTAGAACACGTAAATAATTATGTTATCAGCCTAGAACAACTTAAAAAGAATTTTGGAGAAAAAATTAAAGTAAAAAGAAGTACTGGATTTATAGAAGATGGTTGGGAATTTGTTTCACCTGGTTATGTTTTAAACAGTAAATCATCTTTTGTAATAAAAGTAAGACGAAATAATAGCACAAAGGAGCTTAGATATAATGACATTGAAGAATTAAATAATCTAGTTATTTAATAATACCGCAGCACTTTTTGAATTTTTTTCCGCTATTGCACGGACATAATTCATTTGGTTTACATTTTCGTTTGGGTTTGACTTTCTGTTCTTTTTTAATTGTAGATATTCCAAGAATATCCATAATTTCACGAGTTTCTTCTATATCTATAGAATTTGTACTCTTCATTTTTTCTCCTATTTTTACTAACTGTTGTGTTTGATTAAAATTTAATTTATCAATAGATGTACCAAATTGTCCAAGTATTGGTACTATAGTTTCCATTATTTATAATAAATATATTGACTTAAATATCTTTATTATAGATAAAATGACACATATAGTTTGGTTAACGGTTTTGATAGTTCTAATATTGACGTTGATTTTAGTTGTTGGAATGTATTGTACCAAAAATTATAGACAATATGTACCAGAGAATCTTTGTGTTTTAGTTATAATCGGTATGATTGCAATATTTACATCAATATTTTTTGCTGAAAACACATTAAGTCTAGATAAATATATGACGAATCATTTACTAAGTGATGGAACACATGATCATCAACACCCTAAACATAGGAAATTTATTGACAAACGTCTTGCGAAAATGTCTACTCAAGTGCTAGGTAATATAAAAACACCGATTTATGTAATCGATAATTATTTATCACCTGAAGAATGCAATGAATTAATAAAATCAAATCAAGGTAAATATAAAAAGTCGCCATTAACAAGAGAAATTAAAGATTTCAGAACAAGCGAGACGTCATTTTTTGACCACAAAGATCCGATACAAATAGACCTTGAAAATAAAATACTTGAAACTATGAACTCGCATAAAAAATTTGGTGAAACATCGCAAATGCAACATTATAACCCAGGCAATGAATTCAAACCACACCACGACTGGTTTAATGAAGAATTAGATAAATTTTGGTATGAAAAGGGTCAAAGAACTTGGACTTTTATGATTTATTTAAATGATGTAATAGAAGGAGGTGAGACAGAATTTGTAAAATTAGGTGTCAAAATTAAACCAAAAATTGGACGAGCCGTATGTTGGGGAAATATGACAGCTGATAACAAAGTTGATAAATTTACTATGCATGCTGGAAGGCCTGTAATAACAGGGGAAAAACATATTATTACCAAATGGTTCAAAAAAGAGAATAATGACTCTTAATTGGTACACGATAAATAAGCATCTTTAACGGTGAATTTACCACAATTAGAGTTTTGAGAATTATTTAGTAAAACACCATTAACACCTCCGTAAGCAAAAGTAGATCTACTATAATTTACCATAGCAGGGTTGAAAGGTACTGTGTATAAATTTTGTCTTCTAGGAACAACACCGGAAGTGTAAGGTAACAACCCAAAAGGTGAATACCCCCAATCACATGGTATTGGGTATTTAATTGCTAATGGTGGGTCAGTATATGTTGCTGCAGCGGTTTCATAACAACTCATTTTATTATATAAAATATTATATTTTGCCTAAATCAATTGTTAATTTTGATTATCAAAATTAACAAAATCTCGGATGTGGGAATCGAACCCACGACCAACAGATTAATACTGGAAATAACAATTACAGTCTGCTGCTCTTCCAACTGAGCTAATCCGAGTTATTCTAAGTATTTAAGTCTTTAAGTTACATAACTATTATATACTTTTTTACTAAACAAACCCAACTTTACAAATTCTTTTAAAGTACACTATTGTGTTGCTTTAGTCTAATTATAATAATTGTGTTTTAACAATAACTATTCTTATACTACTTAATTTTACAAAAGTTATTTTTTCGGACCACTCACAGTGTTCAAAAACTGTAACATAAAATGCATTTTTAGCATTTCTTTCTAGCCGTTATTTCCCTAAACATTTTTAAACTCGTAAAAATAACGATTAGCAATAGAAGGTATGGTCAGAAAAACGCGAAAAATTCAATATTAATTTTGGTAGATTGCGTGGTTTATTTAAAGATCACGACAATATTAACATCATCTATAATATAGATGAGACAATACATAGTGGGTTCACACTAATCGAAAATCCTTCTGAATTATTAATATTAAAAAGATTAAGGCGGCAGATATATTTTAAAAATATGTTTGCATTCTGTGATTTATTTAATTAATATAAATACAAATATATACCAGATAGTTATAAGAGAAAAACTAGATGGTGCTATTTCTAGTCAAGCAATTTTAACATGTATAAGCCTAACAGCAGCGGTAGCCTCCATGTTAGGAGAACCAATTACAGGATGTGTATATTATTAGGGATAAGCGTTTTTTATGGAACCTTGCTCAAAATAAAAGCAGGAAAAATGTTTGATTCGTGTGCAGAACACATCGCAAACGAATCTCATGCAGTAATTAAAACTAAATCTGGACACTTTTCACTTGTCAGATTGTTATCAAAAGATAGGAATAAAATTAAACCTCTTAATTATGTCTCGACTTAGAAATCATAAATACATATAGAGGTTTGGGGTTATTGATAATAGGTGTTTCTGTTAAACTTTTGTACGCTTCAATAATTAATTCGTAATCAATCCATCTTTTAAATAATCTAGATATATTAGTATTTATTTTTGTTATATTTGTATGTATCTGTGGATTCATAGAATAAATATATATTAATATATCTTTTGGAATTTTAAATTTATTTATTAGTTGGTCTGTTAAACATGCCATTTATTTAATTAATATAGTGTAAATTATTATCAATTAAATAAATATTTTACGTTTTCTCGGTACCCATACATCACCAGTTTAACATTAAATTCCAATAACTACTGAAATTATTGATGAGTATTTGTCCGTTAAACCGGCGGTTGTAATGTTAATTTTATAATCAAAATATATTTATATTTTGTGTTTTGATTATAATTAATTTTTAAAATAGAAATCGTGTATTAATTCATCATTTAATTTTTATTTGACGGGGGAGGCGAAGCCCGCGTCGTCATCGGCGCTTTACCCCTTTGGCACTGGAGGTGCGGGGGTCAAAGGGGGAGGCGAAGCCGACGACGCGGGCTTCGCCTCCCCCTTTGACCCTGGAGGTGCGGGGGACATTTTTGATTTAAGTTTGGCATTGTGTCTATACGCACCCCGCCATTTAATGATGTAATAAATCATCAAAATAAAAGATATTAAAATTCCCACCGGCAATAAAATTCCCCACAAAAATAGATTTTGGTCTTTCACACAAATATTATCATTACTACATCTATTTGCAAACCCATTACATGTTGTGTCTTTAGTACAATAAATAGTATTTACACCACCTCCACCACCACCACCACCGCTATCAGTGCATCCATCGTCGGTGCAAATAGCTGCGCTGCATGTTTGCAAAATATTTGAATAATCGTTCGCATTTCCAGATATACTATCACTACAACAGGCTATGTTAAGCGTGGGTTCTTGTTGTTCTACGGGTGCTTCTGGTTTTTTATAATATTTTTCCCATGCATCTAGATTTTTCGCGACGTACTTTTTGACATTACTATCAGGCATTCCGCAGGTATGTCTTGTTGCTCCATTCGCTATATTGCAAACGTCGTATTTTTCTTTATTACATTTACCATACCAATCACCGGTGCTACTTTTTTTACAGCATTTATTCGGATCAGTACACCCTTCTTTTATTCTACAGTTACTCCAAAAATCTGTCAAAGCCTTTTCTTGATTTTGATGGGCAGTGTTCCATCTACTTAAAGCATCATTGTATTTGGCCTGATTTGCGGCCGTTTTCTCGTTAAAACTTGTTAATAAATCTTGTGCATATTCCATTGTATAATAACATGTACAAGAGTCTGCCTCTTCTTGTCCGCTCCCTGCTATAGACTTACAATATCCTGCAAGAGAATCATATGAATTACTAGACATGTATTATTTATAGTTTATAATATTTAATAAATACTATAAATAAAATAATGTCTAATATAGCTCCTCTCTCACCACCACTACCCAATGGTGATATTAACGATTGTTATTCTGGAATAAACTCCGATCCTTGCCATGATGAATCCGATGTTACATCAGCCAAAGATGCCTGTGAAAAAATTAATAAAAAATCAAAACAATTATGGGAAGATATGGTCCCAGGCGGCGATTTTTTAGATCCTATTAGTGCAAGTTCAAAATGCATTGACAGCATAGGAAAAGCTTTTGGATCTTCCTCCGATTCAGAAAGCACTGTAATTCAAAGTGTAAAGGAACAAAATAATTCTGTGCAAGTACAGCAAATTTTTAATCAATGTGATGCATATGCGACCGGTTCTGCTCAAAATATAATTACGGGGCAAAGTGACGAATGTGTGGAGGCCCTCGTAGCAGGTGGTTTCAATGCGGACGAAATTCGAACGACAGTAAGTAATATAAATCAAAACGCGGAAGCAAATGCCGAAGCAGGTTGTAGCGTTCAGTCTATGATGCAAAATGTTGCAAGTTTAAAAACAAGTACCGATCAACAGGCCGTGCTTCAAGTTTTACAGGAAGCAAATGGTTTATTCAGTGGAAATAGTGCAAATACTAATTTTTGTTCAAGTATTGATGTAACTAATGATACTTGTAGTTGGATGCAGCAACAAAATTGCTGTATAGCTAATGCTAACGCAGAGGCAGTTAATCTTATTGATGCAGGTTGTCTTACAGATCAAGCAAATATAACACAAAATGCTGTTTCAAATGCTAGTTCGACATGTTCAATTTCGTCAAGTGGCAGTAACTCGCTTGATATGTCAAATTATATTGCTCAAAAAGCAGATGCTGATATTAGTCAAAAATCTACAGGCGTGACTTCAACAGCATTAATAATCTTAATAGTTATTATATTCGCAGCGCCTACCATTGTGTTAATTATCGCTAGTTTATCATCAGCTTTTGGTTCAAGTATAAAAAGCGTTGGTACGGCAATAAGCGAAGCTGCTCGTGGTGGTGATAAAGTAGGAGGAACAACTAATAGTGCGCCAAAACCACCGCCTTCAAAGAAAAAACAATCTACTTCTTCTTCTGTAAGAAAGAAAAGTACAACGAATGCTACCGACGTTCAGTATAATTTTGACAAAGCGGGCGGAGCTGGCGTAGATTGGACTGGACTTATAGTATTCCTCTTTAGTCTTGCAATAAGCGCGGGATGTTGTTTCTTTTTAGCAGCGCTTTGCATTGGTTATTATAACAGTACTAAAGTGGATGCAATAAATGGTATGTTGAATTATCCATTAACTGATTGTGATTCTACCACATTAAGTACAATGGGTGATTTTGCTGAAAATTTAGCAAATCCTTTTAACTGGCCTAATTTAGTACCTGATCTTGGTATTGGTGATAATGCATATGTTGGTACAAGATCTACTTACAAAGATGCTGTGGTTACTTTTGAATCAAATGATAAAGTTTATGCAATGGATTTCTTTGTAGATAGAGATAAAGTACCAACTCCAACTGCCAGTCCTGAAGGTGTAGTATATGAAGATCCTACAGGAGCAGATAATGAGAATCCTATTTCTGGTGATAATCCGCCTAAAGACGATCAAATGGGAACCGTCATGTATGTAAATACTCCTACTTACGAACCACAAAGTTGTACTAAAATTGGCGGAATGAATGAAGATAAATTTACAACATTTACAAAAGCGAAGGCAACAACTGGTTGGAAAATTTACTTCAACACTGGCATTGGGGCTATTGTGTTTGGATTAGTAGTGTTAGCTATTTTATTTTTATTTATTATATTTGCCGCCAAGTCGGGAAGTGGTGCAAATATAACAATCAACAATGATGGTGGTAGCAAGAAAAGTGAAAATCAACCCGTGCCCTAAGATAAGGCAAGTTACCTGGCTTCTAATTATATTTTCGCGGAACAAAAATTCTATTATCTATAAACACATCTCTATGATTTGCTGTAATTGTCTCATCAGGATTGCTAATTCCTATTATAAAATATCTCCATTTGTCCCCATTATCAGCATTACATATAAGATAATCAGTATTCTGAGGTATTTTTTGAGATGAGTTAAATTTGTATATGTAATTTTTAGTATTATGTAGCAGCGACCTAACATAATAAGATCTTCCGTGCACTCTTATTGGTTTAATAATATTGTCTTTGACAGCTACAATTGGTTCTAAAAAATAAAATGCAGGGTCTAGTATTATGTATGCCTTATCGTCTATATTAACACAACAAGCAACATGGCATAAAGGTTCTTGACCCAGTCTAATAATACGCTGCGGAATTGTAGAAGGTATTAGATTTGCGTTAATATTACAAATACTAAATAGCAAAACTGCAAGCTTTGCCATTGAAACGCAGTTACCGCCTCTATGTTTATACAAACTTTTAACACTATTCAAATAATCACTGTCTTTGTAAAATTTTGTGTCAAAGTTAAAATTGGTTCTAAGAAGTTTTAAAATTTTAATACCTAATTCAAAAACATAATTCATATGTTGTTCTAGATTCTTATCGAGCTTATGGAATTTTAATTCGGGATAGCCCATTTATAAATCGATATTTATAAATATTAAATTATAAAATAAGTAGATGTGTTCAATTTGTTGTGAAAGATTTAGCAAATTCAAAAGAAAACAGATTATTTGTCCGTATTGTAACTTTGAATGCTGTAAAACTTGTTTTGAAACATATTTGCTAGTTGATAACGAAATTTATAGTAAATGTATGAACTGTAAGAAAGAAATTTCTAATGATTTTTTACTTGATAATATTGGGAGAACTTTTTATAATACTAAATTTTTGGAAAAGCGAGCTGGTGATTCTATGTCAAGAGAAAGGAGTTTATTACCGTCAACACAAATATATGTTAAAAGAGAACTGGAAAAAAGAAGCCTGATCAAACAAACAAAACAAAAGCAAGTAGAGGTTGAAAATTTGCAAAAACTAATAAATACAATTTTATTTGAAAAACGAACAATTGATGTAACATTGGCAACCCAATATGATGATATTACAGATATTGATACCACGTATGTAAAAAAACGATTTACTTTACCTTGTCCTTACGAGGGTTGTAAAGGATTTTTAAGTCAAAATTACAAATGCGGAACATGTTCCCTTAAAGTATGCTGTCAATGTAGGGAACCTAAAGAATACACAGAAATGCAAATGGAAGAATTAGGATTGTCAGAATATAATCATGTATGCGACGAAAATACATTGGAAACAATAAAATTAATCAAACTTGATAGCAAACCTTGTCCAAAATGCAGTGTAACAATTCATAAAATTGACGGATGTGATCAAATGTATTGTACATCGTGTAATAATGCGTTTTCTTGGAAAACTTTAAAAATAATAACCTCTAGAATACACAACCCTCATTATTATGACTATTTAAGATCGCATTCAAATGACCAGGCTATTCCAAGAGAACCCGGTACAGATCCTTGTGATCAACAAGTAGGATATACTATAATTAAAAATGTAGTTCAAAAATACAAAACTGTTGCACCAATTAACAACGACGCATGTACCTTGATGTTACCAATGTATATTATAGTAAATTCTTTACGATTACCTATTCATATTAGGGATGTTATAATACCAGAATATCCATTAATGATTGAAGAAGAAACATCTAAACGTGCTATTGAAAATAGGGTAAAATATTTAATGAATGAATTATCAGAAGAAAAATGGAAAGTTATAATTAAAAGCAGAATTAAAAGATCTGATTTTTCCAAAAACATTAATGACCTACTTACAATGGTAGCATCTACTATAGAATGTATTTATCAAAATACATTCGATAAATACAAAAATCCTAAAAATACACATAATACAGATCTTATATACACTGATATACCTAAATTCTTCTTTGAACTTAACAATATTAAAAAATACGCAAACGAACATCTTAGATTACTAAATAAAAAATACAATCTTAGAACTTTTGTGATTACCGAATGGTGGATAATAAAACCAAGTAGTTCTGACAGAATACCAAGAATTTGTACATGTGACTATGATCCAAATATAAGACCCAATAGACCTCAACGCCAGCGTTTTACGACTTGTAAGTGTTAAATTTAATATTTTTATTACCAATAAAAATATGAATAGTATTAAAAAAATAGTGAAAACCGATATATATTATACTATTTCGGAAATAGTAATATGTGAAATCGCTCCTCCGTTTTGTAATAAATGCAAACAATTTATGAGCAATAATTATTGTAAAAGCAAATATATTAGAGATGATTGTAGTTTAAGGTATATTTTAGACGACAAAAGCGTCTTCAAAAAAATCTAATCTGTATTCTTTAATTTCATGTAAAAATGGTAATTTTTGCAAATCAACTACGTTAAGTTTGCTACCGACCGCAAGTATTCCTATATCGCAACTGGTAACAGAATCAGTTTCATCAGATGTTTCGCTCAAAACCTCGACATCTTCTGACCATGATAAACTATTTGAATGATTCATACTTTCATCATCAGATTCTGACATATTACTGCTTTCGCTATCGCTAAATTCACGTAGTTTATGTTCATAAGATTTACATTTTGTAACAATTGGATTAACTATATTTTTTAAATTTTCTTTGACATTTAAATTTTTATTCATTTATTAATAATCATTTAATAAATGATAAATAATTTTAACCAACGGCGATTAATGGCAATATTGTTCAGTTTATCTGGATGGATATTGGGATGGTATGCATTAATTTTAATTACAGACGAAGTTCCTAGTTATGGATCTCCAAGTTTATTTAGCAAACCAAACCAAATGCAATACTGGGGATTGTTTGTAGCAATTACTATAGGCCTAGCAACTTGGCTTAGAAATTGTTTAACTATTAATGTATCATACAATGATAAACCTTTTGTAGAAACAGCTCCACCACCTCTAAATTTTGAATAATTTAAATACCTTGTAAGCGTATCATTGGCATCATAGGACCTGGACCGCACTTGCCGCGGCCGCATGTTTTTCCGTAAATACCTGGACCTACGCCAAGTGCGTTGCATGGTTGGTCGCCTTTTGGTACTTTTTGATTAGGAAATTCAGTTGGATTAACGTATCCCCACATTAAAATATTATTAAAAACCTCGGCAGATTTTGGTTGAGGATTTTTCTTATCCATTTATTATAAATAATTATTATTTATAATAACTTTTGATTAATAAAATTTTATGAATGTTGTTTTAAACACTAAACGTAAATCACAGATGAAAATAGGAATATTAATCACGTCTTATAATAACATTGAACACCAAGATAGAATAGTTATGTATCAAGATGTCATAAATTGGTGGATAAATTAAACACCATATACAATATTTGTGACAAATTCAGGCGGTACAAAATTTAATGATTATATAGAAAAAAATGCATACACTTATACTTTTTCACAAGATGATTATGCTGCTAATGGTATAAATGGCACCAAGTCATATTTTGAGGCTTTATCTGTTGATAAATTTTTTAACCATTATAAAAAGGAACTGCTAATGTTCGATATAATATTCAAAGTTACGGGTAAATATAAAGTTATTTTAGATCAAGTATTGCCTGAAAATTTGGATGTATATGACGTTGTTCGACAAAACAATATAACAAGAGATAAAATTAACGGGTGTAAAACTAGTAGTTATTGGGTTCCAACAGAAATAATTGGATTTAAACCTAAATTGCTTTTAGAAAATTTTTATAAAATGTCTAACAAAAATCAAGGTATAGAAAAAAATACGTATGACTTTTTGTATAAAAATTCAAAAAAGTATAAAATTTATACTCTGCCTTGTGTTAAAAATTTAGCTAAATGGGATAAATTCCCAGGTACAGGGCCTTTAAAAGAAATATATAAAATCAGTTATAATAATGTGCTTGATGCTTATAAAAAACGTGAAAAGTTTAAATGCTGAATTAATTGCTGTTGTCTGACGCGCTCCAAGTTAAACTCCTTGATTAGTCGCGTTATCAATTAAAATCGTTCATTACCGCGATGCTTCCTCCCAACCCGAGCCTTTAGAATCCGGCCCGGCCCTCACCGTCCGTGCGCAAGGTCCCACTCTTGGTTCATCGTATCGAGGTAGGTGCCGCCTATCCGCTCCGCGGTGTTCATCTTCTCATTCCACTTATCCTCTTCTGTAAGCATGCGCTCATGTTTTTTTTTCCGTGACCCTTGCTGTGCCGCACCTCTACGATACATAATATGCAACAATAACCAACCAACCGCAATTGTTAAAACTGTTGATGTTTCAAAACCTTCTTTGCCTATATACATTTATTTATATACATTTTAAAAATTTTTATATATTTAAATTATTAGGGTTTTTCTTGTAAATTTATTATAAATAATTATTATTTATAATAACTGTTCATTAACAAGTTATTCATATAACTTGTTAAATAAATCATCGCCGCGTGTAGAATCATAAAGACTTACACGGACCGACATTGCAGTCGCTGGCGGCCATGCATGGAGTATAGGGATTTTCAGAACTTTTAAGGCTTTTGGGCCTGGTCATGTGTTCGGTAGATCAATGGTTACAACTCTTTTTGCAAGTATCACAACCGCCTGGACCTTCCCATCCTTTGCCATATATACTAGGTACTATAGGGGCTGATAACCATACATATTTATCAGGTACAAAACTTGACCCCCATGCGTTTAAATTGCAATACCAGCCAGATTCTACAATTTCTTTTTGTTCTTTAGTAATTTCTCGGGTATTTTCCATTTTATACGTTAAAAGAAAAATAAATTGATTTTTAAAAATATATTTTTAAAAGTAATCAGAAGTCCTCAAAAACATTACTTAAGGACTTAAAAACTTTTATAAAATATATGACACATTGTCCGAGTGGTTAAGGAGGTGGCCTGCTAAGCCATTGGGCTCTGCCCGCACAGGTTCGAACCCTGTATGTGTCGTTTTTTACCTGGTTAGCTCAGTTGGTAGAGCGCAAGACTTTTAATCTTGTGGTCGAGGGTTCGAGCCCCTCATCGGGTGTTTTGTCTCTGTGGCGCAATGGATAGCGCGCGCGACTTCTAATCGCGAGGTTGCGGGTTCGAGTCCCGCCAGAGACTTCTGTTCTTATAGCTCAGTTGGTTAGAGCGACGGTCTTATGAGCCGTAGGTCGAGGGTTCAAGTCCCTCTTTGAACATCAATACAAAGCCTGGCGGCGTAATTCTTAGTTCGATTCTAAGATTTGTAATCAGTCGTGTTGCCCGAGTGGTCTAAGGGGGAAGACTTAAGATCTTCTGTGTTCGCACTCGTGGGTTCAAGTCCCACACACGACACCAGAAAAACAATGGTTTGTTTTATTAGGGTTCGATTCCTTAATTTTTCACCTTCCGAATTAGCTCAGTTGGAAGAGCACACGACTGTTAATCGTGCGGTCGAGGGTTCGATCCCCTCA